CGCTACTATTTGGTACGGGTGGAGGGACTTGCACCCACTGTCTTCCAGATATAAGCTGGGAGCATTTACTGCTTATGCTACACCCGCGCTATATCAACCTATTAGCCTTGACTTGCCGTGTCAGTTCCTGTTGCATCATCCGCGAGTGCAACGACATCATTTGGCACCACGATGTCATCAACGACCGTAACATCCCCTGGAAGTGAAACGCTATCTGTTGATTGCGAACTCACGTCACTCACCACCTCAATCGAGCCGGCGTCTGGCGTTGGGGTTGCCACGCCTGACGAACACGCCAAAAACAAAGAAACCAGCGCCATCGAAAACATTTTGTAGTACTTATTCATATTCATCCTTTTTGTTAGGAGGAGACACAACTTGTTCCCCTCGCTATGATAGTGTATCTATTTTTGTTTGATTGTTCAGTGAATTAGAGAGAAATTGCGGCACCCTCGATTGGAGTCGAACCAACATGTATCCAGTTACTCTTTCAACAGCTTAGGAGGCCGAGGAGATACGAAGGCAATTTTTGGCGGAAGATAACGGATTCGAACCGTATACCTTTCACAAGGTACCAATCGCTTAGCAGGCGATGCCAACTCCAAAGTTGGATTATCTTCCGTAGTTTGGTGGTGGGACAAGGAATCGAACCTTGCTGCCCTTTCGGGAACGGAGTTACAGTCCATCGCAAACACCAGTTTGACCATCCCCACCAATTGTTCGTGTGAAATAAAATTGTTTCCAGTCGTCGCCTACGTAATCTTCAAAACTTATTAATTCGCTCGGTTTCACAACCCCTGAGTGTACCAAACGATGACAGTTTGGGCAAATATGTGACAAGTTTGAATGCAGGTTTAGCCCTCCTTTGCAAACTGGAATGATATGATGTAAATCGCAACTTACGCCTTCAACAAACCAACCACACCTTGAGCATGGCAGTCCCATTCGAATCAAAATCTTCTTTGCGGTTCGTGAACTTACATTATAAATTGTTGCAAGCGCTGCTTTTCGTGAATACACGGCATGTTTTTTGGCGACTTTACGTAGATTGCGCTCTTCTTTTGTATATCCTTTTTTAAGAGCTAAACTAACACGAGTGTTAATGTCAGAACGTTTTGCTTTTGTTGAAAAACCTCTCGCACACTTTTGATTGCAAAAACGGCCTGTGCCATACAATCCATCATGTTCTTCTTCACACATTTCACATATTTTCATAAAGTTCTCCAATACATATAAGTATCTTCGAACCTAAAAAATGGTCAAATCATTTACAGTTCTTGCATTGAAGCGGGGTTGGTGTTCCCCGCCTTATGAATATATTATACCACAACTCTTCATTCTTTACACCTAAATTGATGAAAACGTTTACCCGGCGACGAAGGCAAAATCAATCGCTTCATCAATAGCGTCATTGTCATATCCACCGGATCTGTAGTAATCAAATATGTCGGTAACAGTGACTGTGCCCTCACCTTGGAGAAACAATTCGTAAACCACTTCTCTTAGGTCTTCATTCGTGATCGGAGGCGTATCTTCGTTTTCTGCGTACTCGGGATCATTCGCATAATCTTCGTCTGTGTACTCATCATCCTCGTCAGGATCATACCAATCACCGTCGTCTTTCATTGCTTGGGTGTAGGTTTGCTCGCGGATGAGGGTCTGCAATTGTCGTTTAGAGATCTTCATGGATTAGTCCCAGCTATTTCGCATCAATTGACGTCTTTCACGTGGGGCATCGTCCCAGTCACCGGAATCACCTGAGCTGTAATCGCCCGGGTCGTCATCATCGTCATCATACAGGTCGTACCCATATGGATCCGGGTCGGCCATTGCGTGGTACTCACGGGGAGTTGCCTCTGTTGGCGGAAGCGGCTCATCCATGTAATCACCATGTTGTTCGGCGAGCCTGACGGCTTCCTTGATGATTCTTCCCAATTGTCGTCGTGTAATTTTCATTTGTACCTCTGTGTCTATAACTATCTGACAGCATGGGAATAGCCACAATATTTTTGGTCCGTGTGGAGGGATTCGAACCCACGACTTCTGCGGTATGAACACAGCACTCTGGCCAGACTGAGTTACACACGGGACGTTATTTTGTATGGTATTTGATTACAGGCTCTTCGTCAGGCCAAGTACAATCAAAGTTTGGACATTGCTTTTTATATTTCGCAGAGAAGAGGTGCCCATTTGAACATTTATATGACGATGTGATTGTATTACCATCATGATGATGATAACTGCCTTGGGCATCATGGTGCGATGAAAACCACATTAATGTGCTGGTACCACCGCATGATGTCACTTTGCTTTTCAGCCCTTCGTCTTTACATTTCTGGCAAATCATTTCTTTCCTTAGAGCCTCTAGAGGGATTCGAACCCACATTTTCTGATTACGACACAGAAGTACTGCCGTTATACTATAGAGGCGGCTTTTAGTCTTTCAATTTCTGCATGGAGTTCCGCGACTTCAAGGTTTCTAGCCTCGAGTTGAATATTCAGGAGTACGTTTACCTGCCTGAGCTCTTCAAGCTCTCGTGCCGGTGAATACCCGATCGGTGTCGGCAGGATATTCGTTTGCGTTGTTTTAGCAAGATTCGGGTTTTTTCTATTTCTCATTTGCTACGCCGAAATTAGGGTTTCGACTTTCATACATTGTCTTGAAATCTTTTCCATACTTTGCGATGACATAATCAAAAATCGGCTGCATTTCATTTCCATAAAGTACCTTGATTGGACCTTTGAACTGACTTAGCTTTGCTTTCCATTGCTCTGTCACGTATCCTTTGATTTCAACGATTTCATTGTCAACAATGAAGTCTGGTGAATACTTTCGTTTTTTACCTTCGAGCTCATATTCATATGCCTTTTTGTTTCGGGCAATCTGAATGTTATGCTCCACACAGTAAATCACATATGCTAATTCCCATGTACTATCACAAAAAATTCCTTTGTACCATCCGGAATGCCCTCTCCCTCCGCCTCGTTGGTATCCACCCCTTGGTGACGTCAGGTGCGATTTCTTGACCGCGGCTGATAATCTTGCTCGGTAACTTGGATCCTGGCATTGGCATTTTTTTGAACAGAACTTTTTGACTGATGTTACTTTCACCGTGAACGACTTATTACATGTTTTGCATTTTCGTTTCTCTCTCGCTGTTTTCAATTTGCCCTTTAGGGTCTTCGCTGTTTTCCTCTTTGAGGCTGCTGTTCTTTTCCTACCCCGCAGGTTGAATGATGCAGCGCATGATTTTCCGCAAAACTTTGCTCGCCCATAAATGGCTTTCTTGCATTTAGGGCACTTATGTTTCTGGGCCGGATTGGAGTGGCATGCCTTTTCATGTCGTGATAGACATGACACATCAATCTTTCTTGAACAATACACACATGGTTTTTTCGCTCTCATGTGTATAAGTATGCTCGTAAATGTATTCTAACCTAAAAACCTTTCGTTCGATTGTTGGAGCCCGTGGCAGGATTCGAACCTGCAACTGACCGACGTTCGTAGCGTCGCGCTCTAATCCGTTGAGCTACACAGGCATGTTTTTACTTCTTTTGATGTTTCCGTGTGTGACGATCGAGTTCATTTACTATTTTTGCACATTTCTTCGACTCATGGTTGGCAATAGTGCAGGTATCATTCATTTTTAGGCAAATCTGATAAACACGAGGGTGGTCGCGATCCCTTGCTAAAAGACACCGGGCGATTGCATCGTCACATTTTTTTAGTTCCTTCTCCGCAGTTTTTATGCATTTTTCAAGCTTTTTCGCAATACGATTTGTTTTTCGGTCAGCATGCACCGACACAGGAATGAAGGCTATCATTAGCATGATTGCTATAAATCGAGTAAGCTTGTTTTTCATAACCTTCCTGTTTGTTGGCAGAGGGTGTGGGAATCGAACCCACCGCATGGAGATTTGGAGTCTCTATCGCCTGCCTTGGTACATGACCCCCTATCGTATTCTAATTATATCACAAATTTTCGTTCTTTACACGTTGACTCAGGATACATTTATCACCTCGATGGCATTCGTGAATTTCCTGCCGTGGTATTTTTCAATTTCTTCGATGAGCGTCAGCCCCTCAGTGTGCGGCCCACGATATACCTGCTCGGGAAATGCTCCGAACAAACCCTCTCCTTGCATTAGATCGAGGTTGATGATTGAAAACCCGTCGTAACCCGGACCAGGACAGAAATGATTGTATGTTGCCATGAACTCATCTTTTTCGATGTGGCACGTACCCCAATCTTTGTCTTCCCAGGTGCTAAAGTAGAGATATTCAATCCCATACTTGATTCTGTGTCTCGTGATTTTCATATCAGGTTCCTAACTGAACTCATTCATGTAGTGGTATATCACACTATGAAACGTAATTTCGTTGTCAGCATAACGTCGCTGCCGACAAAGTGGATAATCCTCACACTCAAAATAGCCTTGCTCGCCCGAGTTTGAAAACCACGCCATCCACACGTCGGCGGCTTCCTGCGATGGGAACTTCAGCGAAACTGTCACTTCTTCTTTTGGTTCGGTCATCATCTTCTCCGTTGGTACTCCCGGGGGGACTCGAACCCCCACTCCGTAAGGAACCCGGGTCTAAGCCGAGCGCGTCTGCCAATTCCAGCCACGGGAGTGCTGTTTATTTATCTTCCCATTTGGGTTCTAACGTCTTCTGAACGCCAAGTACGAGGTTGTACTACAACGTCGCCTCGGCGAACTCTTTTTCAATCTTGTCCATTTTCTTTCTTCGTTCTGAGTTTGCCTTGTCGAGGGCGCCCAGGACAGCGTTTTTCAGGTTTTCATCACTGTTTTCAAAATAGCCTAGGTAGCCTGTCAACTGAACATAAAAGCCTGGGCGGGCGTAATTCTCTTGCACGATGATTTGCGAACCACCGTAAAATGTTGCCCTGGCACCGTCTTCGCCGACCCACTTTACGTCGGGAAATAACTTCTCAAGTTTTGCCCGAATCTTCTTGCTTTTCATAGTGTACCTCGTATTTGTGAAGTGTGGGAATCGAACCCACAGGCGCTGCCGCTATTTGTTGCTAATTTTTTAATGTCGACTTGCACGACTCTCCTACCAAGGTCAATTGGAATCGAACCAAAAACCCAGCCATTTCGCTTCACGTTGGACGGGGAGGTGGGACTTGAACCCACAACCTCTTCATTCAGAGTGAAGCGTTCTGCCAATTGAACTACTCCCCAGTTATTTGTTGGACGGGAATTCGGGGGTCGAACCCGAGTCTGAAGAACCAAAATCTTCTGTGCTGCCCTTACACGAATCGCGAACTCTTCGTGAGCGAGACACGCATACGAAGAAAATTGTGCACTCGGATTTGAACCGAGAGTGTGCTACTCCATCAACCTAGGTAGCACGGATGAGTTTCGCCATGAGGTTGTTGGTGACTGACTGGCTCAGCACCTTTCATGTTGGCTAGATCTTATCCCTGTATGCCAATTCCAGCATACACAATTTCCTGGCCCTCCGGGACGGAATTGAACCGCCGACGCTCGGTACTTCACACCGACGCTCTACCTAACTGAGCTACCGAAGGATTGTTTCTAACTTTCTGTTTCTGCCAATTTCAGCGCCCTGGCGTCAAATGACTCTTCATAACTTGCCGAGGGATCCGAGTATTTGTCCTCTGCAAACCACTTGCATTTTACCCTAAACGATGGTGTTCCGGTCCCGGTGGGATGCTTTTCATCGATTGTCATGAGGGGTCCGCCAGATTTCAGGCTCACCACGTCTCCAACTTCTAATACTTTGTCGCTCATTGTTTATCCTTTCTCGTTGTACGGGTCGTTTTCCCCGATTTTTCGCAGTGTTTTTGCTGGAAACACTTTTTGATATGGTGCGCACCCTGCGAACCAGTCACAACGCACGACCGTCATCGAGTTCGGCCGAACGGGCTGTGTTATAAGTGCAGCAGTCATTTTCGGACCTCCGGATTTTAGTTGAACAGTATCGCCCACCTTGATTTCACTTGACTCAGTCATTCTTTGCTCCTTGTATGCATAGATTATATTGCAAATTGCTATGGTTTACAATAATTTCTGGCGGAAGTGGGCGGAGTCGAACCCCCAAGGCCCCGCAAAGGGCTCGTCGCTTTTCAAGAGCGGTGCAGTCACCTGTCTGCTTGCACTTCCGTTGTTTCAATTTTTATGATGTCACTTTCAAATAAGACATTGAGCTTATAAGGAAAATCCCTCCACTTACATCGATCTCTTTCGGTTTCATAACCTTTTATCTCAATGAACACACCAGCTTCAGGAAGGTAAAAATCAGGAATGTATTTTCTTGTTCTTCCATTTTCATCGACATATTCAAAACTTTTTGAGTTTCGTTGCCAATCAATTTTCTGATTGTCCAATAGCACAGCATACCTTTTCTCGTATGTGCTATCAAGCCAAACTCGACCGGCAATATTAGATTCGTGCCAGGAACCTTTTCCTACACCCGATCCTGTTCTATACCCACCGGCATTGGGATTTTTCTTCATCGTTTCAGATATCTTCGCTCGTCGCAAAATTTCTGCTTCGGGAGTTGATGCCTTGCCGGTGGATTTTCCTTTGAGTGCCGCTGAAATCTTGGCTCGGGTTGAATCGGGAACCGGTAAGCCTTTGTTCCATCCTCGTCCTTTTCCTGCATGTTTTCCTCCTCGACGGTGGGCACCTGGGCCTTTGCCATCGCAGATTTCGACATGCCTTTGTCGACGTGAATGAATATGCTTAGAGCATTTTGGGCATGTCCACGACTTTCCTCTGGCGTTTTTACTGGCCCGGGTTGTCCCGATACCACGACACACTTTTTGGTGATTTGTTAGCCCTGCTTTTGATTTTAGCTGGCGATTACATTTGTTGCACGTTTTCATGTGTATAAGTATCTAGTCCAAGTCAAGACCTCCACCATAAACCACTCGAACAACCCTAAAACTTGATTTCCATTTTAGCTTTCTTGATTTTCTCTTGATATGATTTAACACGCTTGGCAAAATGGTATTCGAGCTCAGACGCGTACCCGGTATCCCAAAGAGTTGAGCCTCCTGTCGACTCCGGATCCATCCAGAACTTCAAGCACTTCTTTTTGCTCTTTTTCATCTCGGCAACGGTACCATACCCAAGGCAAAGCTGGTCGTCAGAGAACGGGTTTTTCTGGGGGCACTGGAGATAAGCCTCCTCAAAGGCATCCCACATTTCACGGGCCTCGATGGCCTCATTTTTGGATGCTTTTGAGTCTTTGTGGTAGCGCCTATAAAGCTCATTTGCATGAGCGCTATGGGGATCAGGATCTTGGCCCCACCCGGGCGTGAAAGGTTTCTCACCATATTTGCGACATAGCGACTCGTACTCTCTAATATCATCCGCATGTGCTGATTTACCGCAACCCATAATCATCTCCGTCTTAGTTATTCATCATCGTTTGTGGCGTAACATGCAGGATTCGAACCTACGATCTCGGCTTTTCGGGCCGCGCTTTAACCAGACTAAGCCAATGTTACTAACCCATTACAGGGTTGACCGGTGGCCACCGGCCTGAAAAACAAATGGAATCGGTCATGAATCTCATCCATTTGAATCGTTCGCTACATGATTTTGCCGGTTTCGAACCGGTCTTCGGGCTCCAATGCTGTATGCTTAGCCCGCGTGCCGCCAAATACACCTCTTATCATGCAGTTTTCAGGAAACCGCTCTCGAATCACCCAATTTGCTTTTACCGAAATTGCCTGTCAGGCGTCACACCTGCTCTACGTTTTTATAGCTTACAACATTGTTACGCGTTCGGTTACTTGCAAATCTTCCTCTTCGTGCGCTCTTCCTTACACTGTTTTGTCTGTACGAATCACCGGTACGTTACGCCGGACTAAGAGCCTCCATGGCCCACGTGCAATTACGATTTGTCACACTCTTTCATTCGTTTCTATGTTGGTCGTAAGCAGAGGATTTGAACCTCGCCATCGACCCGCCGCGACCGGCTCGGGTATCAACTAGGTCAGAAATGCTTCACTTTACGTAATGCTCCGTAAATCTGCCTTGTCACTCGCGGTTGTTTGGTACTGCAAAGTGTGCTGTTATGCTAAAATAGAGGCTCTTAAGTTTGCACCCCCGCTCCCATCCTTCACCACGCCAACATATGCTGTACCGGCGCCGAATGGCATTGTGTAATCATTAAGGGATGGATACTTCTAATCCTACCCGCTTTGCAGTTTCTGGTACACGAGACGGGATTCGAACCCGCAACTTCCTGACTGAGAATCAGGTAGACTTCCAGTTGTCCTACTCGTGCTCATTTTGGCGACCCCGGACGGATTTGAACCGACGATATCCTCTTCGACAGAGAGGCGCATTACCAGACTATGCTACGGAGCCGTACGAAGAGTATTGAGTGAGAGGGATTTGAACCCCCGACCTCCGGCTGCATCACCGGTGTCCTATCCAGACTAAACCACCACCGCTTACTCTTCTAATGTTATTGTAAATGTGGGTCGTTGGCGAGTCCTCGCGACAGCTCTTTCCAGCAACTACCTCATTTTATCTTCGCATGTTTATTTACGGTACACGAGACGGGACTTGAACCCGCACAACATCGAGAGTGAAAATCTCGGAGACTACCATTATCCTACTCGTGCATGGGCGCTCTGGGTCGTTGGCACAACATCCAACCCCCTTCGTCGATTTGCGGTCGACCACGCCTGAGACCTTGCGTGAGTATCATCATGTTAACGCGGCGATACCAGGCCGCTGGTTTCCTGGTTTTGATTAGGCCAGATGTCCAGGTCTGCCCGACTCAGTTAGCCTCCCGTCGAAGAGGGTTGTTTATGTATAGAGATCGTAGAAGTCGTCTTCAGCGTCGTAGGCTCCGCCTGAATAAACATTGACATACCAATTTCGCATCACATCTCTGTCACCGGTGATCCTAATCACTGGCCACCCGCCAGGACCGTTAACATCCACAAGCTCAAATGTCAATTCCTCAGACGTTCCTTCCAGCTCGTTTATGTCGCCGACCCAATCGACTTCGATACTCATCATTCTGCTTGAACCAATCACTTCGTTTATAAGCTTACGCAACGTACCACGTTTTATTTTCATTTCATGCCTCGTGACCTATAAATATCCGCCGACTAGAATTGCCACCATCGCTTTGGCGCTTGTTCACCGAAACCTTCAATTGGCGTCAAGCGAATCCTGCTCCGTTTTGATTCACCAGGAAGTCGTTCATGAATATGATGTCCGTCCCAGCCTTTTTTCTTGAGGGCCTTAATTACACCCCAATAGAAATCAGGATGCTCGTTTTCGAGGCTGTAAACATCGACGCGGATTTCGTCCACGTCAACGCCAGCGTTTATAGCTTTTGTAAGCTCGATTTCGTAATGAGCCATCGCTGTCCTGAGTTGCCATTCGAGCAGTTCATCCGTCCTTTTTTTGGTAAAATCTCTTGGTGATGGAAACCCACTCATTCTAACTCCTTTTGCTGTTGGTACTTCTGGTGGGAATTAGCTTATGAAATCCTTCATATATTTCTTTATAAATCTACGAAGTTGCGTGTGACTAATGCCCAATTCTGTCGCCACCGCCGACCGTGAGCCCCACTTTGTTGTGTCAGTTAGTTTTATTAACTTTTGGCGTTTTATTACTTCACTTTGATGTAATTGCGACCATGATCCTGCAACCTGCCTAATAGGCTTTGACTTTTTTTGTTTAACTGGCCTAGGTTTCTTTTGCTCATTAACCAGTTTCCCATCACGCTCGAGTATCCATCTAATGATGTGGGCACGTTTATAGTTGCCTCCACCGGAAAGGCCAACGCTTTTCAAGGCTTTTGAAATAGTTGGTTGATTTAATATCGCGTTTTTGAGTTTTTCATCGCTAACCTTTTTGGTGTTAGTTCCACGATTTCTTCCTCGCCATGTAGGCGTTTGTGAATGGCAGTTTGGGCACAGCAATCGAATGTTTTCTAATCGATTGTCGGTGTTGTCACCACTAATGTGATCCAGCTCCAGGCTTAGCTTTCCTGACATCCATTCGTCAATTCCGCATGTTTGACATTTATATTCTGAATATCCTAATTTGACTAGAACATTCTTTACATAACCAGTTGAACATGTCGAGTTTTCTATAAAAATTTCTGTATTTGGATCCTTTAGGATTTTTCCTCGGCTCCATGCGCGTTTATTTTTTGATGATTCAGGTAATTCTCTATACTTTGGTGTTGCCCCTGAGCAATGGCCTTTATGGGCAGACATCGCATACACGTTTTTATATGTATTTCCACAAATTGGGCAATCACATGGTATTGATTTTCTTTCCTTTCTCGTTTTTCTCATTGGCACACGCTCCAACATATAAGTATCGTGTTCACCAAATTTTAGTACCAGGGACGGGACTTGCACCCGCATGACCTAGGTCGATGGTTTTTAAGACCATTGTGTATAACTAAATTCCACCACCCTGGCAGTTCTGTGGGTTCAAAATTACCATAATCGAACTCTATAAGGTGGATCCTGACGGACTCGAACCGTCATGGCCGGCATGCAACACCGGAATTCTCCCAATTGAATTAAGGACCCGAAATATGCAACGCGCCGTGCCTAGGTTGCCCATGCGAACATGACCTAAAACCCAGGTGATCTCGTTACATAAAACTATCAGCTTTCGCCGCCGCTAAGCGGGTCAAGTAAGTTGTGTAATGTGCTGTCACGCTCCGGCCGAAGTTAGACGTTGACCTAGCTGGCATATCAGTGCCAGTGTCACACATGCATTATAAATACTAGAAGAGTTTTGCATTCTCTTCCTACACAACACCGGCCTGATAATACCGGCTGCGGACCCCAAAATGGGTCCTTGGAGGGCAAGGCGGGATTCGAACCCGCAACCGTCTCGTTAACAGCGAGATGCTCTACCATTGTAGCTACTTACCCGTTTCGGCGACATGGAAGGACTTTCACCTTCTGTTCATGGCTCTATAGACCAAAACACATGTCGCTACGAGAGCAGTTTTACGTCTTGCTCAGGACAATCATCATCACATTCAATTTTCAAAGAAACCGTTTGGAGCGCTTGACTCCTTGGTTCCAAGGTTTGCACGCTGTCGTACAACTCCTTATGAATCCATTATACCACGATTTGATGCTCTTTACACTTATTATGTAAACTAATTTCGGGTTCCTGCCTGAAACTCTTGAATGTAGTGTGTACGGGCAGCCGAAGCCACCTTCTTCGCAACATTTTTCCACTCAAAGGTCTCAGCCTCTTCAATCTCAACTGCACATTCACGCTGGACGTCTTGACATACCCACCTGAGGTAGTCGCCGACACTTCGCATGTTTGGCTCGAGACCAAGTTCAGCCAGGTATTCGAAACCTTGCTCCAAGCGTCGGGGTGTCACAGCAAACTCGAGGAACTCCTGGACGTTGGCAAGCTCTTCTGGCGTTGCCTGTACAGTTTTCTTGCTCTTCTGAGTCTTATGCTTCTCACCTTTCGTCTTGAAGAACAGGTCGGAGTTACCAAGTTGGTCACCAAGCGGAGTCCAGACTAATCCTTCTCCCATGCCTGCCAGCCCGAACAATGCGCCCCATGGGCACAAAACCTCAACAGCTAGCGTCTTCTTCGTTGCCTCTTCTGCTGCCTTTGTGACAGAGTCAAGATCATCGAGGTCGACTTCAAGCTCAGCAGAACCTGCCTTCAGGATGCTGTAGATACTCACATCTTCGTAGTAGTCATGAAAGTTGAAAACCTCGAGGTAACGAGACTTCTCCCCTTCAGTGACAGCAGCCGCAAAGATGACCCACTGTTTTACTGGGAGCTGGTTGATCGCCATTCCTTTTTGAACGCCGTTGCCAATCCACTCACCAAACAATGTCAATGTTGCGTCTTCATGCAGGTTGTACGCCACCCGAAATTGCTTTTCAAGTCCTCGAATGGATACCTGTACTGCAACATGGTGGACGAATGCAGCGAAACCGTTGTTATCATTTTGAAGTGACAACACTGTGTTACGACTCTGAGGCACTAATCCCTCTTTCGTGCACGCGACACCGGCATTTGTTCCATGGAGCTTCACAGTTCCTTTGAACTTCGTCACACCTCGAACTTTGTATCGCTCAGGCACCTCGGGATCCTTGTTAACCTTTCGAACGTACCGAGACACCTGATATAAGGCGTCAACATGTGTATACTTTTTCATATTCTACTTCCTTCCGCCGTGAATTATTGTTTTCCTTTGTTATGGAGCGCCCGGAGGGATTCGAACCCCCGACAAGTTGGGTAGAAACCAACTGCTCTATCCAGACTGAGCTACGGACGCGCTGTTTTACCGGCGCTCGTTCATCTCATCGGGTTTGATGTATGATGATTTGCGAGCTGCCTGTTGGTTCTTTTCGTGATGTTTTGCCCATGCGTCGAAGCGCTCAGCACTAGTGAGATGTGCAGTACGAGCATCGATTGCTTCCTTGCTATACCAATCCCGGTCTTCCGCAACTTCTCGCTCGCCAAGCAACTCATCTCGCACATCACGTAGATGTGCGAGCTCAAACCCGACATTATGTGGCGATGCGGTGATAGAAGACTCAGAAGAAATCTTGTTCCCTTCCATCACATCGCCAAACTCTTCGATAGTTCCCCAGATGTTCTTATAACTGTGGTCCTCTCCTGAGATATACTGAATATGAATCCATGGCGCATCATACGGTTCTGGTTCCTTGAAAGAAGTGTGGTGCTGCGTGACTGATACGATGTTTGCAATCGGGATCGCCACGTTATTAACCTTGAGGGCACTTTTCGTTGAGCGCCCAAGAATAAATTGCCCTGATTTCTTCATCATCATGAGTCACTCCTTTCCTTTTTTAGAATCGCCAAAATCTTACGAACCAAATTTTCTGATGATTTGACCGTTTCCATAAGAGCCCAGCATTTATGACAAAGGCCTGAACCTTGCATATGTGCATGATTTTTCTCACATATGCTGCAAAGCGGAGATGCCATGGTTACTCCTTATGTTGGTATAAATGATTATATCACATGTTTCTGTATGCTGCAGAAATTCAATCTAGGTTTTCAAAGTTTGCGCACGAAGACTCCAAAAATTGCTGTAAATCACCCATGCGGAATAGTTGATCTAGATCTTCTTTGAAGGCAATCCCTAACTTTACGTCAAGTTGCCCTTTGATACATTTCATTTTCTTTTTTGCTGCAGGTGAAAAGTAACCCTTTATTTCGATAAATACGTCGAAATCGTTTAGGTATATATCAGGATGATATCGTCTTGTGATACCATTCTCATATTTTAGAACATGACCTGACGACCATTGAATTAGCTTATCATTGCAAAATTCTGCGAAAGACTTTTCCCATGTTCCCCTCAAGGTAAATGTTTCGCCATTTAGATTTGCTACGTTGAAATATTTTACATGTTGAAAACTTCCAAACCCGGGCTCATTCATTTTATCGGATTGAATTTTGCTTAGTTTTTCTTTTGTTTCTCTTGAAAGTTTTCTGTTCTGTTTTTGTAACCTTCCTGACAAAAATCCTTTCTTTCTTTTTTCATTCGCCCCAAGCTTGATTGCTTTTATTTCTTCAGGTGACTTATTTCTAAGCCAGTTTTTCCCATAACATGGGTTTAATTTCCCTTTTCTGGCCCGAAGATAGTCTAACGACACGGCGTTTTTATTGTTTTTGCACCTTACTTGGTGTTGACGTTGTGAATTTGCATTTTTACATTGCTTATTGCAAAACTCACACAAAAACTTTTCTTGTTTTTTCATAACGCACCTTTATGACTAAGTATACCTAGGTTGATGCTCTAACCAAAATATTTCTTGGTACGGGTGGAGGGACTTGCACCCACTATCTTCCAGATATAAGCTGGGAGCATTTACTGCTTATGCTACACCCGCAAACAATGGTAGCCGACCCGGGATTCGAACCCGGAACCTCGTGACCCTAAATCACGTGCCTCTGCCAGTTGGACCAGCCGGCCATTTGTTGTGCAGCTTGTGCTGCGTGTTGGTAGCGGAGGATGGATTTGAACCAACGACCTCTTGGGTATGAACCAAGCGAGCTGACCGGACTGCTCTACTCCGCAATAGTTTGTTTTTTTAGAACCCGAATTCGTCTGATGAATTGGTATTCTCAGTATTTTCGATTGCATCCGATGTAATCACATCAGGATACACATCAAGCGCCTTTGACGTTGCTTCCTGCCTTGAGCCAAATGGGCCATCAACGCTGTTCATTCCTCCAAAGTCTGAGACCATTTCGAAAAACCAGCCCGTAGGAATCGTCACAGGACCTTTTTTGTAGTGCTTCGAACCGTCGTATGCCTTTTGAGCCATTTCCGGCGTCACATTGAAAACCCAAAGGTTGTCATCAAACGGCGTCGGGGCATCATCACGATCTCGATCATCATAGATCGTTCCAACATGGTAATACTCAGAAACGACGTCGACACCATATTCGTCATATTCAACACTATTTGAAAGGTACCGCATCTGACGACGTGTCAGTCCTTGCTTTTGTCCAAGCTGCTCTTGGATTATCGCGCGCAATTTTTTCTTGTTAATTCTCATGGTGTCTCCCGGGCTCATACTAAATATCGGCCCAAACGACCTTACACTTCTATTATACCACGATTGCAATCTATTTACACGTTGCTAACGCTGATTTGATCGCGGCGATGTCCCGAGTCGCATTTTCAATGATTGACTCATTCGTTTTTCTGTAAATGCCTGACACATATGTTTCCCAATCTTCTGGGCTCATTGTCGTGTCTTGCGCCAATTCAGGTGACCATCCCGTCGGTAAACGGTGACCATCCAGTGTTATGAATTTCAATGGACCCGATGCCGGCCAGCTTTTCAGGAACACTGTTGGCGAGACGCCTAGGCGATCGATATCGACCCCGGTGTTCTTTGAAATTTCAGTCAACACAAAATGTTTTTCTACGGCCATAATCTTCTCCTGTTATTTAGGGTCGCCAAGCTCGGAGTCGAACCGAGACGCTCATTGAAAAGCCCAGCCCCTCAAGCTGGTGGATATGCCATTCTCCTATTAGGCGATGTCTAATCCGGGAAGCAGGATTCGAACCTGCGAACGGCTTCGCAGCGGCAGGTAATTAGTCTGCTTGCTAATCCGTCACTGATAGCATATGATTGCCCGACGTCAATTATATTGTATAGCAAAAAGTATGTTATCTATCAGTTGCCTTAAGCCTCTCAGCCATTCCCGGTCGGAATTGAACTGGCATTTTGGTTCATGCCGGTGATCAATCCCGCGTTTTGTTTAGAACGGAAAGTGGGATTCGAACCCACGGGGTAGCTAGTATCCCACGATTGTTCATAAATCGTTGCCTTAAGCCTCTCAGCCATTTCCGTGTTTTGTTGTGGTACGCCCGGGTGGAGTTGAACCACCGCCTAATCCTTATCAGAGATTTGTACTCACCATTATACTACGGGCGTGCATCGTAAAGATCAATGTAGTCTTTACTGTAGTTTTGTGTGACATAATTTATGTATTGCGACATTTCTTTTTTGTACAAGACAGTAATTTCATGTGGAAATGCCTTCAGTTTTTCTTCAAATTGCTTTGTTTTGTAACCTTTGATTTCTATGTAATGATTATCAATTTTGAAGTCAGGATAGTACTTTCGTGTGAAACCTTTATACTGATACTCAAACCCAGATAAGTTTCTTTCGAAAGCAATTCCTTTATCAATATGAAAAATGACCCAGGCAAGCTCCCAGCTTGAATCGCACCAATAGCCTTTGTACCATCCGGATTTTCCAACGCCGGCGCCTTTTCTTGGCCCGCCCGTTTTTCCTTTTAATGAAGTACTAATGTTTTTGCGCCAATTTGAATGTTCTTTGTAATGCTGTCGACAATAACCGGTCATCGTTTGATGATGAAGTTTTTTATTGCATATCAAGCAATTGCGAATCTTATCCTTGTTGAAGTTGTATGGTCGTCCATCAGGGCCCAAAAAGTTTTTATACTGCGCCAAATGTGTTGCTCGACAAGAGTCAGAGCAATATACCGCTGTATCGTATCTTGGGACAAACTTTTTTCCGCAACATTTGCATATATTTTCATTCATGTTTATAACTATCTGCAAATTCTAAAAGCCATATCAGGCGGAGTAAATTAGGTGTGTGAGGGTGCGAGCCTCAGGGCGGCGTATACTTCCTTGTTCAATACCATATCGATGGTTGGACTCGAACCAACATCCCCACTTATGCACATCTAATTGGCTTACAAGGCGGGATTTGAACCCGCGACACCGAAGACCGTCGCCCTCAGCTCTACCTGACTGATTTACATGTAAGCAAGCAGTTTTCTGTCAAAATGCTTAGGACTCATCAACCTGTAGACCACCACGTTACCGATGGACCTGACGCTCGCAGCGCGCCTGTTGCACTTTGCAACTTCCTACAATGGTCTGCGCGGTCGGATTCGAACCGACGACCACTCGAATCCAAATCGAGTATTCTGACCAGGCTGAACTACGCACAGATATTGAGCAGTTTATTTGACCATACTCAGGTCTCTTTACGGGTCTGGGTAACAGGATTCGAACCTGCATCTCCGTGCCCCAAACACGGTGCTAGACCAACCTCAGCTATACCCAGGCAAGACCAGCGCCCCATCCACGCGCTGACCGACGATTTTCATTTATTTGGTAGGGTAACCAGACTCTTTGCCCAAATGAAATCTTTCCATTATTGAAGAACCCGCCCCATCATTCGCGGTCCTTACTCTCACAACATATGATTCTTCTCTTTCATCGTATTATTTTTGCATCGCTGAAGAATTATTGTGCCTTACCATTGCTCATGGGCTCATCACCCCTGGCGATTATTTGAACTTCATCTTTCTTCCTTTTTTCCAACCTTTGTTGAGGAATGAATCAAGTTCGTTTTTGTCGATTTTCATGGACCTCTTTTCTTTTAGATTGTAAATCCAAACTTTTCCGTATTGGGAGTTTCCTTTTCCCCGTTGATGAACCGCATTTGCGGCACCAATCTTTTTCTTTGTTGCTTCTTTGTGCTTTCTTCCTGTCCAATCAAAAGGTTTTAGTTTTCCTTCTTTATGGAGCCGTTTGAAGCTCTCAGAGCAACTTTGTTTCTTACGAGCAACCCATTCTGGATTTGACCAATTTGCCTCGTTCATGGCAATGGCTGCTTTTTTGTTCTTTTCTTTTCGGGTTAGCTCGTTGTTGTTGATGCGTTCCCACCCATCACCATGGCCGCCGAGAGACAAGTTGTATACGTCCTCCCGCAAAAGAAACGATTCATTAACGACTTCCTTTTCCTTTTCATACATTTCTGCAGAGTTCTTTAGAAAGTGAACATACTCCTTTGTGAAGTTTTCGATACCATGTTTTTCGATGGCCCTAGAAATCAACACGCCAGAACCCATATAATGGTCATTAAGATTTTTCGTCTTATGACAACCAATGTATATTTTGCCGTTCGTCCTATTCGTTATTTTGTAAATCGTGTAGTACATTTTATGTTTTCTATCTTGTATAATGATAAATAGGTTCGAATCCCAGTTACCACAAAATAAAAATTCGAAGAGCGAGTAGCGGGATTCGAACCCAGCACGATGATCTGATTGGAAATCAGATGGCCTACCTCATGGCCCTTACCCGCATGTTCTTGAAAATGACCGGCACATATTTACTAGCTTTTAGGTACCTAAGTCGCGTTCAACTGTGAGTTATAGTATCTTCTATTTTATACTATTGATTTATTCAGTGCCGATCATTGGTGCGCTCGGTAGGCATCGAACCTACGCATCTCCTGGTTAAGAGCCAGGTGCTGTCCCTCTCTAGCTTCGAGCGCATCTACTATTCAATTGTCAAAGAAACCGTTTGGAGCGCTTGACCCCTTGGTTCCAAGGTCTGCACATTATCGTGCAACCCCTTATGAATCCATTATACCATGATTTTACGTTCTTTACACTTAGTTTGCGCACTTATGCAAACAAACTTTAGGAACTTTATTGTCTCGGTTTGAGAACTTTATTGTCTTGGCTTTTCTTTGACGTGCACGCCCCAGTCCAAATCGCCTGGGATCGTGCCGTGATCCTTTTTGCACGCGTCAAACATAAGTTTCATGGCTTTAACTGCATCAGCAATTTTTGTAGCCTGACCGTTATGGTTCCATGACTTGTTTAACTTCGATGCGATTTTCCACGTAAACATTCTTCTCTCCTAAGTCGTCCGGGGCTCCCATCTCATCAAGGTCCCGATGCTGGTGATCAAACCAGCATCTGACGCTGAGCTTAAAGGCCTTTGTCATGAGGTGGGTAGCCTATTGTCTATCCGCATCTGGGGCGGAACTCAACAACGTTTTGTTTCTCGTTATGGAAGGAAGTCCCAGGCGACTTATTTCAGTCATATCTGGGCTTTTTATAGCACCCGGGTCCTCTCGGACAACGCAAGCTTCCTCGTTTTGTTTTGGTACCCGGTGAGGGATTCGAACCCCCGACATTTGGTATGTAACACCAACGTTCTACCGCTGAACTAACCGAGCGATCAGAATGAAGCATCAGGACTTGAACCTGAGTCTCTGGGTGTATGTGCCCAGCGCGTGACCACTAGCTATACTTCACTCTTTATTCTTGTTACGTAAAGAACCTGCATGCTTCGAAACTAGCAGACGACCTTGCTTATGTGTTAGCTCACACCTGGTTTTAGCATTGATGTGATGCAAGATATTGCGGAGCTGGGGACAGGATTCGAACCTGCGTTGTGGTTGCCCAACCGGATTACAAATCCGGTGCCTTCGACCATCTCGGCTCACCCCAGCGTCGTTTTTTCGTTACGAGCAACCTGTGTGCTCTAAAATAATTTCCTCCTTTTGGAGTAAGTCCCAGTGATAAGAGTGCTTGTCGGACAGTCGAATGTGATTCTAACGCAACAAGAAACTCTGCGTCAGTCGTTCGTTTTCGTATGCCATCCTTTCTTTTATTTCGACCTCGCCATGTCTCGGTTAGAGCATGACAATTTGGACACAGAAGTTCCAAGTTTTCTCTATCATTATTTTGGTTGTTTCCATCAATATGTTCAATTTCTAATGGAATCAACTCATCTTGCCATTTTTTGTTTTTGCAACGACGACAAGCATGCGCTTGCTCATCGAATATTCGCATACGCTGGCGCTTGGGTGGTAAACTATCGAAAGGTAGGTCGACATAATGTGCTATCCTATTTTCTCGATTTGTTTTTCCGCCTTTCACTGCACCTGCGCGTTGCGCATTAGTAGACGTGGTTCGCACCCGTCCTGTAAGCGATTGAGAAACCTTTTTATTGATTTCCTCCCTACTTTGTTTTGTTGAAAAACCTCTTGCGCACTTGGCACCACAGAATCGTCCGCTGCCATATTCACCTATATGCGTATCATTACAATTTTCACAATTCATTTGAACCTCTTGTACCTAAATATGGGTACGTTCCAAGTTCAAATAAAAATTGGTGGGTCCACCAGGACTCGAACCTGGAACCAACTCATTAATCTCGGAAAATCAGGTTCTGCCCCTTTTCCTGTTTTCACAGGTATCTATTTTTTCCCAAAGTGAGCTGCGCTACCAACTGCGCCATGGACCCATTTTTGTTGTTATACGATTCGAACGGCAAACTTGGGTGCTGCCGATAGAATCACGTATTTTTGTTTCTTTCCGATTTTGACAGCGTAATGTTTCCACACCTGTCGCGAAGAATCGGCAGTCAAAAGATTGTACCATGTGAAGCCAGCGCTGTCGCCGGCGGTCAATGTATTTTTGATCGAAACCATGATGTTCTCCAATCGATGTGAAGCTTAGCCTCGAGGAATGATGTCCCACAAGCTGCGGACCACAGTTCCAGCATCGGTCAATTTGACCGTCACTTCAAACCTGGGCAAGCCGACCACCTTAGTGACCACACCTGTTTTACCAGAGTTTCGAAGCTGGACTTTGTCGCCAATCTCGGGCCAGTATTTTTCGCCAGCTTTCCGAGCTTTCCGGTCAGGCTGGTGGCTTTTCAGTTTTGCCTTTTTCATTCCTGGCTCCTGTTTTGCAGGCCGGCATCCCCGGCGACATATACATTATACCATGAAATGAGACGTTTTACACGAAGCTGTTAGCTATTGACGTAAACAACTCGTGCCGCGTCATCAATCAAATCAGAAACCGCAGGCTTCACATTCCACTCAGGGGCTTCCAGTTTCATTAGAGGCACGTGATGGGCTTCGAAACGTCGCAAGTCTTTGATTACATCTGGCCAAAAGCGGTGCTCGCCTTCATCTTTGTTTGACGTGAAAAAATAAAACTTGTGGCGACCACCGGCAGCACCACTTTTTTTAGTACCTACGAATGTCAGTACATGTGTATGGTCGATAATCTGGCGTCCTGGAAATCTCGTGTCGGCTGACTGCCCTCGGCCGAATCCAAAAACGTATTGTTCGCCTTGCGTTAATTGACTTACTCGCATGTTGTGTTCCTTTGTTCCTATAAATATAGGCGACTTTCTATTTGTGGGGGTGGAAACTGAGATTTGAACTCAGGTCTCCGGATTCACAGTCCAGCATCTTAACCAATTAGACGATAACCACCACTGATTCGTCAAGGGCCCCATCCTTACCCCTGTCATCGCCGCACCCCTGACTGTCGATTCATGGTACAGCTCCTATATTTTCTCTCTTATTCGATTGTCAATGCAGGTTGGTGCGCTTGGCTCCGTACCTTGTGAATCAATTATACCATGATTCTTCGCTCTTTACACTCAAAATCTCACTTTATTTGGTGTATTCGATTTTTATTTCTAACCATTCGTTTCGTAACCATTTTCTTGTGTTGTCCATCAAAACGTATGAGGATAGTGCCCCGTAATTGTCCCGGGTTTGCAGGACGAGACCTAGCGAGCCTGTGTTCGTGTTGGCCACGATCGACCCGATTTCATAATACTCAGTCGTCATCGTTCCTTCCTCAAAAACAAATCAGGGTATGGGCCGGCGTAGCAAAACCTGCGACTGTCTTCCAACGTATACACCAAGTCAACATGCCCATCAGGATCCAGCATGATTTCCACAACAAGGCCGATATTTCCTGAGGCGTCTATTACAAGATCGCCAACATCATAGTTTTCCATGCCTAACACTTCCTTTGTGCTCTATAAAGCGTGTGTCCGGATACCAACCTTTGACGCCGTCAATCAAGACCTCGACCTGGGCGTACCCGCCTGGGTCATCGATGTCGACAACCAGCCCGATTTGTTTTGTCACCTTGCAAATCACGATGGCGCCGATTGCGTAATCGGGTTCCTTCCACTTTAGTGGGTCGCGAGGTTTGCTATTTTCCATTCCTCGATTTTCCTCCCGAGCACGAGATGGGCGTCCATCATGTTTGCAATGTATTCTGGAGTTGCGTCTTGCAGGCGTAAACCCTTTTCTTGTCGTCTTACAACACCATCATCAGCTGTTGCAACCATCCAGCCAGGACCTGGAACAGGATTGCCTCTGTCTTCCATCTGTTTGTGCCAGCTCCTGGTATCAGGAATCGTGACCTTTTCAATAAGAAGCCCTGGTTGCTTGTGGAAAATGTGTTTTCCTGTCTTAGTTTTTGTGCTGCGCTTTTTGCTAATCAGCACAACCAAATCGCCTACCTTGTAATGGCTCATTCCTCACCTCGAAGTGCTTTTGCAGAAGGACTCTCAAACTCGGCCTCGATTTCTCGCTCAGCTTCTCGGAGTGACCTGTCATATTCGGTTCCTGATTTATCCACAAACTTTGCATATCTGGCCAGCTCAATCGCCAGCTTCATCGCATTTTTTGCCTTCATATGAAATGGAATGCCCCCTGGGCGAGCCTGTGTTTTGACCTTAAGGATCACAGATTCATCCTGAGATGTCACGTCAAGCGACCATTGAGGCCCAAAATCAATAAATGCCATTGTATCTCTCCAGTGTATTCATTCTATCATGATTTGATGTATTTTACACGATGCGTGCACGTTACTGGAATATTCTTTCTGGCAATCCGTCGAGAGCCTTTTTAGCAGCCCACATATCCTCGCCGTACATTTGAATGATGTAATGTGGGGCAGACTCAATCGACTCGTCAACCATCACCCATTCACACCCATTTAGAACCGCCACCGGAACTTTGTTACCTCGGTAGAGTAAGTCTAAACTGCCTGTTCGTTCAACCCATCCTCGCTTTGTGCTAACGATTGGGTATTCTGTGCTGATATATTCTCTTGGGCATGCCACCAGGTAAGTTTGGTCATCGCTGACACATCCTGTCATTGCGATTATCATTACGAAGATGGCAAGTAGACGTTTCACAAATCGCGTTGGCGTCGTCGAGCGTCTTCTTTTCGTCGGTCGACCAAACTGTCCTGGGCGTTTGCAACATCTCGCAAGAGCTTCCTGAATTTCGGGCTGATACCACGTTTCTCCAGGAATCTTGCGGTGACCCATTTTAGGTCCGCATCAGCCGAGATAAGCTTGGTGATTATTTTGTTCATGTTTGCCATTGTATTCCACCTGCTCAGTGAATGATGTGCTATGACACATCGGGTTACAATTAATCGTAGTACGAGAAACTACGGGGTGCACGACGGCGAGCACGTTTGGCCTTTGATGCTCCGCCGCTGACTAGTACTGCCAGTACTTGCTCGACTGACGTGCCATATTGAGCTGCAAATTCATCGTCAAGCGATGTGACAATATTGCCAAGCTGGCTATCACGGTCTGTAAGCTTGAGCCATGGCTGCCCCTTGTGGGTTCTGGGCTGGTATTGAATATACGGAATGTCTTCCGGTAATACCTGCATCGTAAATGCCTTTGAGAGGGCTGTCAGCTCATTTTTATTCGGGCTGAGTGCCGTGGCACTATCTCCCGCATCAGAGCCAAAATCGTATCTACGACCAGACTGTTCAACCAACTGCCTAATTTGTTTTCGCGTGATCTTCATAGTCCCTCCTGCGGATTATGTTACTTTGTTCGTGACGTGCAAACCATTTGCTGTCACTTATTTATTTTTCTTCATTCAAACATGTCACTTGAGAAAAAGCGTAGAACCAATGGTTCCTCTGATGCATAATCAAATTGGACTGGCATCATAAATATTTCCTCACTAATGACAAATGTATTTGTTACGTCGCCCTCACCTTTCATGAGCTCGAGCACACATTTCACTTTTTGACCGTGTAACTTCATGTATTTTTTAATGTCGTCCTTCAACGGGACATACATTTCAAAACTAACATGCCCAACCATTGGGTTGGCACCAACCCTGCGAATCAGTGACGCATCAATTAGTGTTTCAGATGCGTCGTCGCTTAGTACGTTGAGTCGAAACTGAAACTCTTTTTTCGCTTCAAACTGCGTTGTCATTTATTCCTCTTATCTGTGGATGGGTGTCCAGGAGTCGAACCTGGCACGCTGGCTACGTGTTTCATCCAATAGAAACACACCCATGCTTTTCTCTAAATTCAATTGTCAAAGTCGTTACGGGCGCGAAGCTCGTGTGTATAAATAGCATCATAACACGATTTTTGACAATTTACACTAATCTTTTTCACTTATTTCTTTTCGCAGCCGAAAACTGCACACTCCGTTCGGACAACCATACGGCTTACTGACGCGGTAATCACCTCAACATTTTCCGACGTCACAGCCGTGGTGACAGCTCGGTGAAGTGCCACATCACGGATGTCCTCTGCTCGAGGAAGACTGGCTACTGCAGAGAGCAGGCACCCGACAATAACTGATCCCTTGATCCATCTTGTATATTTTGTGCGTTCTTCAGCCCTGGTATCTTTGTTCCCCAGCACAATCAAAAGTGCGAAAAACGTAACGAAACAGGCAGTAGTGCCCAAAGCGGCACCCAGATGCACATTCTCCATCCACGCCCAGAAAAAATTCTCGTCCAAAATATTCATACTCATTCTCCCTTCGCCAAGTATGCCAGCTTCAAAAAGTCTGGTGCATCCCGGCATTCTGCATATTCCTGATTCATTTCACGAATACAATTCATCCTACGCTCATCATCCAACCATGGCGTTTCATGGCACAGCCTAAGGATTTCTTCGTTGATGCTGTCGAAGGCTCGCTTCCGGAGCCATTTGGCGTGATTTGTTAGGTTGTTTACCAGAAGACGGTTTTCCAAAACAATCTTGCGGGCTTGCTTGAGTCCTTCGGCATCAAACCCAACCGTGTAATCACACTTCACCAGCCGACAGCGCATGGCACCGTACTTGTTCTGGGAATCATCGATGATGATGTAGGGAGATCCAATCTTGTCATTGTCCTCTAGCCATCGGCGACATGGGTCGCCACCACCGGAGCAACAATCTGTCTGAAAGATGTCAATCGTGTGGGCATGACGGGAGCCCGCCGCCGCTAGAACTTCGCGCATCCTTTCAATTGTTCGACCATTCCATGCCGTGTTGAACACGATGACAGGATTGTGTGACCGAATGACCGTTGGTGCTGCAAAAACAGAAGCTGGTCGTCCAATGAAATCAAACAGGTTGTCGAGGTGCGCGACGTTCTCAGGAAGCATATGATCCTGGGTGTGGGTGTTGGCAACGCCATCGACATCGAGGAAGACGAACATGTCAGGCTTGTTATTCATGGGTTCGGGTTCCTCGGGTGCTGCCCAAGTGGGGTGTCCTGCGAAACCGGCTCGATGTTGTTAAGGTGGTATCTCACAGTCCTGGCCTTTTGTATCGGTAGGGGACGACTTGGGTATTCCATCGTTTCACGCAGTTCAATATCAAACGTAAGCATGCCGTCTGGGTGCTGATTCACCTTGGTCACGATGCCAACATGGGCACCGCATGCGAGACCAATTTGATTGCCTTTCAGTCTAACCTTGTCGCCGACCGCAGGCCCGAGCGTGGTATATTCATGGATCCATTGCAGTGTTTCAGTCTTAGTCATCGGTGAGCACCTCTGGGAATTCCAGCATTTCAAGGTCGACGCCCTTCGCCACCTTGTCAACAAACTGCCGGGTGCGCTTTGCCTCAATGATCGCATCAAGGAGATCCTGTAAGCAGTAGATCTTATTTCGATCACTTGGAGACAGAGCCTTGAATTCAGCTGTGTTGGCGTACAGGTATAAGCGTTGATCCTCATGCTCAATCTCTTCTAGGCTCTTTTTCATAATATCGTCGACAGTCATGTGATACCTCTGGTTTGGGTCACCACCATCCTGGCAACATATCCATTATACCATGCTTTTACGATGTTTACACATGAACGATGAGCATTCATGTGAATCTGGCACACATTATCGTGCTTTATTTCTAGCGTCTTCAAGCCGGGCCATGACTTCCATTTCTAAGTCGGGCCAGTCGTCATCAAATGGCATCGGCACCAGATTTCCAATTTCTTGCGAAATAACCTGTGAAAGGCTATGCTCGTCCCAACTTGCCCATCCCGGCATAATAAGGACCTCATCAACAACCATCGCCGCCTCATCACCTGCAGGATCAGTTGTTACATCGTTTTGTGATTTACGCAATATTCATGTCCACTGCTTTGGGTCAACTTCATCTCCAAGTTCGTCGTATATCGGGAGCCCGAACCCTGCAAGCATCGCTAATTTTTTGTCGACTGCTTTCGCCTGCGCCGGAATATAGCTGTCCTTGAAAAATGCGGGATTGAGACGAATTGCGACGGGTGTCCAGTTGGCAATGATTCCTTCATTGGTTGCCCAAGAATCTGTAGCACCTTTGAATGATCCTTTGTCCAAAATGGTATTCATGTGCGAGCGGTCGTTCGACATTCTGCCACGCTTCGGGACGCCCGAGCTTTTATATTTTGCCCTGAGTTTTGGTGGCAGGTTGCTATATCCCGTGTACAAGTCGTCCATGTCATTTGATGCATACGTCGTGCGGCCCTTGATTTCGACACCAACTGTGCCCCAAGAACTCGATACGATCTCGCCTGGCGCGTAAAGGACGGCGGAAATCTCATCCTTGTGCCGACCTGGCGCTGCCACTCTGCCGACTGAGGTTTCGTTAACTCGCCGATATGAGAACCAATGAACCTTCGTTAATGAGTCGAAAAACGCATGGTCAGCTTCTTCTTTCCAAATTGTTTTTAGCGCCCGGGCATGCCGTTTCGGTTCGGCATCCTCAGGTCTATGAAATGTTGATGTCTCTTCGGTGTCGTTTGGGCCGTATGATGGCTCTCTGTGATTGTGCTCACCAGATCTGCTGACAAATGTTGCGTAATCTTCTTTTAGAAATTCGGCAATGAGCTCTCGTAATAGTTTCATAAGTTACCCACCGCGTGCCTTAGCACCTTCACATCATCGTATGACTTGATTTGCGTGTCGTTTTTATCGTAAACAGGTAGTCTCAGCTCATTCGCCACGCTTATTAATTGCGACCACCATGCTTCATGCATCCACACCGCGCCTTCCATAAATCTAATTGCCACAACATACCAATTAGCTACTAATCCTTCATTTGTTTTCCATTGACTTTTCGTGTATGAGCCGGCATCAAGTATATAGCCGGCGGATGTCTTTTTGTTGAAAACAAGCGGCCGCTTGGGCACACCAGAATTTTTGAATTTGTTTCTTATTTCCTGTGGCAAATTGCTATAGCCTGTATAGAGCGAATTCATATCATTCGCAGCAAGCGTGACATGTCCTTCGACTTGCAAACCGACATTGCCCCAATCATCATCAGGCGATTCTGTTTCATCGTACAGAATAACTGATATTTCATCTTTGTTTTGCCGACCTGTAACACGCCTGATTATTTTTTCGTGGTTCCTTGTTGGTGAAATCCAGTGGATTTTTGTCAGCGAGTCAAAAAATGAATGGTCGGCCTCTTCTTTCCAGGTTGTCTTTATTTGCCTGGCCATATTCTTTTTACTTTTTTCGTCGGGCTTATCAAATGTCGAATAAGGGGTTAGCGTCGATGAATGTGATGAATACTTCATTCCATCAGTTCGTTGTTGGAACCCTGCTGCATCCTCCATGAGTACTTCTCTAACAACATCATCGATTAAACTCATTCTACACTTCCCACTGCGGCGGTTCAGCCTCTGTCACAATGTCGCCGTTGGGCGCATAAACCTTTAGCCCAACTTCTTCACAAAAGTCTAGAAGATGTTGCTGTACAGCTTCTGCAGCATCGAAAAAATCGACTGATATACGAATAGATACTAATTCCCAATTGGCAATGATCCCTTCATTTCTTGATGTGTTTTTGAATGACCTTGCATCCAAAATATACTTTTCCATGGAATACTTGCTGGCCTTTGACGGCCTTTTTGGCACCCCTGAGCTTTTAAAAGAAGCCCTTACCGACTTTTTCAAATTGCCATACCCGGTAAACAACGAGTCCATGTCATTAGACGCGAGCGTAGTGCGCCCCTGTATTTGAAGACCTACAGGTCCCCATTTTGAATGTATGTTTCGAGTAGGTGAATACAGCGCCACTGATATTTCGTCTTTGTTCCTGCCGTTATTCATCGCTCGGTCGATTATGTGCATGGGCGATTTTGCTCGGTCTGTATCAAGCCAGTGAACCTTAATCAATGATGCGAAGAATGCATGATCGGCTTCTTCTTTCCAGACTGTTTTTATGTGGCGACTTTTCTTTTTTCTATCGGCATCATCGGGAGTTTCAAATGTCGTAAATTCACCGAAATTCTCCCGACTTTGATAGTAATTGTCGTCGACTGTGCGCTTGATGAACGTTCGCAAATCTTCTTTCAGCGAAGGCTTCGCGGCGGCATTCTTCACTTTTGCAATCAATTCAGGCGTGAACCCGAAGAACAAATCTGCTGCCTCAAACTGTTTCACTGTGAACCAGCGCTCACCTTTGGTTTCATGTTCAAACCCAGCGGCTGGTGCAGGATCCCATTCATCTTTTTCGGTTTTTGCCACCGTGGCGACGAATGTTTTATATTTGAAACCTCTGTCCTCATATAGATACGTGTCAATCACACGACTTTTTGGGACAGAACCACATTCTTCACGAACTTCTTCAATAGCTTGCTTATAAAACCGCTTGCTGTCATCTGCAAGAACATGTTCTTTCGGGATGGGTACGGGCCATTTCTGTTCTCGCTGGCCTTCAACGTGGATACCACCTCCAGGGAAACCCCACTGGCCAGCGCCTCCCATAACATCATCAGCTCTATGTTGCAAGAATACGGTGCCGTCTTCTTGGCACACAAAAACAACGCCAGCACCTGCGATTCCCCAATATTGTTGTTGGGTTTCTTCTAGCAGGAGGCTGCGAACATATCGACGTAATGGATTCATATGACTAAATATTGAAAGCGCTGTCATTTACTTATATTATTTGGTACCACCGGTGGGAGTCGAACCCACACGCCCAGTTAAGGACACCAGATTTTGAGTCTGGCATGTCTCACCAATTCCATCACGGTGGCATTTTGTTTAGTCGCCGTAATAGCGACCTGGGACACCATAGTAACTCGCCATGGCACTGTTAAACTTGGCTTGAGCGTCAAGATATGCTTGCGGACCAACAACGTCCCAAGACGTGCTACGTGGATCAGTAACAGGAGCCAACCGAGCATCAGGCCATTTCGTCATAAACTCCTGGCGCCAACTGTCAAGGTGCTCAGCAGACTTGACTGTCTGTGACGCGTGATGGCCAAGGAGTGGCAACATCATCTCTTGACCGGTGAACTCCATGGCTTCGATTGGGGTTCCGCCCTCAATCTGCTCACGGATAAGTTTTCTTAGTTGTGATTTTGTAACTTTCATCGAACTATCCTTTCTTTTTGTTTCGTAGCCTTTCTAGCTTTTTCTTGATTTGTTGAACTTTTCGTGCCTGTATCATCGCAATGCTGTCCCTGAGCATGCCGTTCTCTTGTTGCAGTTTTTTGATTGAAAAATCCTTGTTGTGACAATCAATACAAAACGCCCGGCGCCAAAGAAGACAAACAAACAAGCCAGCGATAAACCCTACGAACGATGCGATGGTGACACTTACAAACATTTTTCACCTTTGGTTCTCCCATGGCTCTAAATATTGGTAAGCCAACTTTCTAACTAGGTTTCGACAACTCCCAACCTTGCGACCTTCCTGTCCAAACGTTCGGTGGAATGTAACTCAGTTGGCCGAGTGCCCACAAATTCACGAGCTGCTTCGACACAATGTTGTCGATGGTCGCAGGTTGATCCGGACTGGACGCAGCAATCATGGCCAGCATTGGACGTGGCATTGCGGTGTTATTCGCGAATGCCATCTCACCGATGGCCTCTTTAGCACCTGCAGCCATCTTTTCAGCCTCATCGGCCTCATCGTCATAGCAAAACACGTTGGCAACCATATTAGTAACTTCCATTGTCTTTACACTTCCCTCGGCATGCCTTCTTAGCAGCCGCTTTTTTGCGATTTCCGAATGCGCCAGCTCGACGCTGGTGAGCATCTACAGCATGCGGGTTCCGTGGAAGGCGCAATTCAACTTTTTGTTTCTTTCGGTTCTTCATGTCTCTTTCCCCCTGCCTGTAAATATTATACCACAGTGTGATACGTTTTACACGTGCAGGAAAAAATAGTTATTCGTCTCCGCGGATTATCATCCCGCCGTTCTCTAAAAGGCCATTCACTGCGAGTTTCGTCAGCCAAAAAAGATCGCCCTCGTTGAAAAACCGAAACATATTGCGGCGTTCTTCGATACAAACCAATGACCTCGACTGTCCGGATTCATCAGGAGCAAGAACCAAGGCATCATTGACCTGCAATACAAGCTCAGGCAGCATCATCTTCGGCCGCCTTCACCAGGCAATCAGGGCATGTTAGTTTCGCAGATCCGGGTGAGACTTTCACACTCCACTCATCCAATTGTTCTGGGTGCTCCCGGGGATTGAACTCAGCCCCACACTCGACACAACCGTTGGGCATGGCATCCATCAATTGCTTGATTTCCTTTGCAGCCTTGTTGGCGTTTTTCCGTTTGCGCTTGTCTTGGTTGCGCTTGACCTGTCGAGCAAAGCTCATTTGTACTCCTTTAGGGTATCTAGGTTGACCCGTATACGTCCGAAATCCTATGTGAGTGGATTACTCCACCCATGGCAAACGAATGCCCATGTGACCATTCTATTCAACCAACTGCAATTGTTCAACAACCGGCTTTTCGGCATCAAAAACAACAGCCACACGATTTGTCACCGTCGTCAGCTTAGGCATACTCACATTAGCAATCCTGTGTCGCGTCACCTTTCCCTCAAGGAATGTGGCACGACCGTCCCCATCTTTGCACTTCGCCAAGATTTTTGCAATCGCGGCGTCACTGAGTTCCGCTTCATACGTCTCACGCTGAACATACGTTCCTCGCTTCCAGGCAACCTTCAAATCATTCCAGTTTACCTGGTGGTAGCCCATCAAGAGATCCTGCACCTGGCTCACGTTTTTGCCCTGAAGCTCCTTGTGGCTGAAGTAGTGGTTCGCCAGCATGCTTACGCTGTTCCTGGCTGCATCAAGCTCGCGCCAGATTAGCACGTTGACGGCTTCATCCTTGCTTGGAACCTGAAATGCCCGGCAGTCGAACATTGCAATCGTTCCCGGATCTCTCTGCAACGCAGTCTCGCGGCAGTCATTGAAATAGCCTGTCGCCATCGACGCCAGAATCGATGTCATCTTTTGCACACGCCCATTGAGATAGATTTCTGATTTCGGCTTGTCCTGCAGGTAAATCAGGGTGATTTCATCAGACTGCGTGTAGCCAATCCTTGCGCCTGTCTGCTCAACAAGGTAATGCGTTGTTAACACCATCAAGTCGGTGAAACCCGCATCGAACGGCTTCTCCATGTTCTTGGTGAACTTGCTGAATCGCTTGCCATCCAGTCGAACCACCACCGGGATTCCCGGGATGAATGACCTCTTGGTCTCACGGGCCTCATAACCCTTGATTCGATCTCCTAGTCCTGTTCCCTTACTCATTTCGTCTCCTTTTTTAGTTTGCTCTTGCCCAAGTCGGATAGAAATCCGCGGACAATATGTTTCTTGCGGTTTTTTGTGAAGGCCGTCGGCCGAGAGCGTCGCTTGTTTCCACGTCGTTCCTGGATGATTTTCTCGGCTCGACGCATCAGTTTTCGCCATTTTCGCTTTGCAGCCCTGGCATCCTCAGGGGACATTTTCGCCAGTTCTTCTTTGATGTCACAATCAGGAAAAAGAACACCGGACTCAAGAGCTCCCATGCGCTCAAAAAATTGTCGATCAATTTTCATTTTTCAGTCCTGTACAGATATTTAGATTCATGCTACAACCACCACAAGCACATGAAGGCTTCGTTCCTGCTTACCAACGATCAGCGTTGCCATATGTAACGTCGTCGATTCTGGCATCATCTGGTTCAATTCACTCATACACATTTGATTATGTCACCAGGTTTTTTACTGTGAAAAACACAGGTGGAACTGACGGTGACACAATCAATGTGGCATTTACTAGCAACGGTTTTGAATCAGGCAATTCGTTTCGTCTCGTTCGTGGTGAGTCGTTCGACGAAGAAATTCGCTGCGTGAAATTGTTTGTGTCATGTTCCGCCGGTTCGTTAGTAAACTATGAACTCATTGCTGGTTTGACAAACATACCTTTCAAAAACTTCAACGTCCTCACAGGCTCTAATGGCTGGAAGGGCGTAGGCTAGTCCTGCCAGCGGTCAATCATTCGCTGGATGGCGAATTCAGGAACATTGTGGGTATTCCGCTCGACAGCAACCTTGACATCGATCAACGGTAATACCTCGAACTGGACATCATATCCAAACTCGGCAGCCCGAGTCACGTATTCCTTATAGTCACGGTGTCGAACGTTGGTGTTGTCAACGATCACAGGCGAGAGCTCTTTCTCAAGAGAGTCCTCAAAGTTTGAAAGGTTCAACGAGTGATTCCGACCGAGCAGCTTCGGATTGAACTTGTACTCACCATCGACCATGAACAGGTCATCGGTCGAATGAATGATGCCCTCAGCAACAAGCTCACGAGCACGAGTCGACTTGCCTGAACCTGGGATTCCCCTCATAATAATGACACGCTTCATACTCCCCTCCATTATGCTTCAATTATATCATACGTGACGTCGTTTTACACGACCTCTTATGCTTTTCAAGCTCAGACGACACGATGTCGACAGACAAATCGTCCAACCATCGCATGTCAACCCGCTTGGGCAACGACGAATCTACTGCCAAACCGGACAATGCATCCTTTTCGTCACGGAATTTCGACATCAACTCGTCAAACTTGACCTCACCGTTGCGGATGGCAAGAACATACGGGTTCGGGTCGTAAACGTGCAAATCGCCAGACTCGAAGATTGTGCGACAAGCGATGGTGAGACGCCACAAATGTGCAGCATGTTTCACATCGTACCCGATCTTCTTCTCCATCCCAGCCCGCTTCTTATTGCGACCCTTCTTCCAGGCATTGAACGATTTCCACTTGTCACGAGCCATATCGTACTGACGCTGCTTCTGAACGAAATCGATGAAGTTGGTTTCGTACCCCAGCAAATTGCATGCTGCAGTGAATTTCTCGTCAGTTCCTACGCCGACCTCAGCCAATTGCTTGTAAAGCTGGTCGTTGATAAAGATCTTCGTTGCCTCATCCACATCCTTGAAGTCGATGCACCAATGGTCAACCTGCTTCTTGGCAGCCCTGATGGCAGCCATGATTTGATCCTTTGGGTATGCATGTTGTGCTGGAAGACCAAACTCTTCTCGAGTCGGTTCGTGCTCCAATGGGTTCAGCAGCCACTTTCGATGTGTTTCGATGCGGTGTGCCTGAGATGTTGCATACCCGATGAATGTGTGGAGGCACTTCTTCGTCAAAAAACGGTGCCGAACATTGCGGAGGTGGCGGCCAGCTGCTGTCGCGTAGATTACGTCTTCATCACGGGTAAACAGCACATCGAGGATGTTCGGGTTTGCACCGGCGGCCAAGGCCAAGAACTTCCTTACCTCGAAAACCGTCCCCTCCATCCCATGAAGCGAGGCGACTTCTTTCAACGCAGGCGTCAGGTCGCCCCAAAACGATTCCTCGACAAGCAGTGCTTCCTGAACCTGCTCGATTGTTTTGGTGCCCATGTAGTATTCTTTTGGTGGAACCATAACACCCTTCACATCAAGATCTGACGTGGGCGTTTCCATTCCATACGCTCGGGATCCTGCTACCGTGAGGAGGATCGCATGCTTACGCAAATCGAAGTTTGTCATTTTTGACCTCTGTTCCTGTCACCGTTCCTGGCAACATGTCTATTGTATCACGCTTTTTTGATTCTTACACAGATCTGGCGAGGGTGTCAGCTCGTTTTAGCAACGTTGGCATTCGAAATGGACCGGCCATCGAGGCAACCAGTTCGGCAGCTTCTTCATTGTCAAACATGTTACCCGTTGATGTGATGTATATCGGTCGTGCATCACCCCTAGAGAGCGCAAAACCGTCGTCGTTTATGAACCTTGACTTTGCAACCCCAACAACCTCTGCCATTCCTGAGTGTGCATCGTAAAGATACCGGCCGAGTCCTGGCTTTTCACCAAGATCGACATATCCATCAATGACAATAACCTCTGGACAAAATCCAAATGCATCAATCACTTTTTCAATACATGGAAGTTCGCGCTTGTAGAACTCACCTGGAACATATTCACCGTACTCTGACGATTCCAGTCGACAGGTCACTTCCTGTTTCGCGACTTCGGAGTCCCAATTCTCAAACAGAACCCCTGCCACGATGGCATAGTCATCATAATACTGAACGTCTACTGCTAAAATCATGTTCGTTTGTCTCCAAAAACAATCTCTTCAAAGGAGACCGGCCGAAATCCTCGTACGTCTTGACCAACATTGTAAATGTCGATGGGGGCGATAAATTCAGGCTCATTACGTCGTTTTGTCTTGTAGGCCGGAACCACTGTCCCCTTCTTCATGACTGTCCACTTATCGTGAACATGACCACAGAACGCGTAATCTTCGCCACCCAGGGCATGAATTGGATTATGGACCAGTTCAATCGAACCATGCGGTGTTACTGTCACTATACGTTGGTGAACCTCGTGAAATACGTCAGCGAGCCCGGCAGTATAGTCGTGATTCCCCTGAATCAGGATGATTCGCCCATTCAGTTGCTTGACATACTCCGGGAGGTGCCGGCGGTTTCCCATGGCGACATCACCAAGATGGAATACGTCGTCATCAGGTCGCACGACCGCGTTCCAATTTGCAATCATCGATTCATTCATTTGATCGATATTGTAATACGGCCGATTGCAATACTTGATGATGTTCTTATGCGAAAAATGTGTGTCGCTTGTATACCATGTTTTCTTCATACTCTACTTTCCTAGTTTCTTCTTTTCTTTAGCGGCCTCACGGGCGATGAACCGATTAACCTTGCTTTGCTGAGCCGCAGTGGGAACCGGAATGATTGCCGTGAACAGGGCCATTCGAAGACCGCTGAACTCACCGAGGCTTGCAAACGTGAAACATGGCAGCTCACTGTTCAGGTTGATTGCCGTGATTTTTCCCGTGGCGACTTCGCCGTTCGGGTACATATGGCACCAGACTTTTTGACCGACTTTCCAGCCTTCATACTCCTGAGGACCTTTCGGTGTGTCAATCTTCAGCTTTTTCTTGTTGGTTTTCATCGTGGTCCCCTTTATTCGCAAGCCTGCCATTTTTCAACGAACTGCACGAGCTTTAACAACTCAGCACATTCGGCGATACCAATCTCGGGTAGTTCCATCAAGAACTTCAACTTCAGGCCTTCCATGTCGACCTCGATTGCGTCGCTTTCGTCGCCCACTGTCTCAATGAGGAAAGACTTGACCCTAAAAAGCTGGGTTGGTTTGAGTGTATAACCCGAACTCGTTTGACCCATACGGTCTTCGATGATCATTTTTGCCTCACGAAGACCGTATGGGTGGTGAGTCCTCAGAACCTTGATTGCACCAATCTTTTTTGATGCAGCAAGCTGCGCATCGATGTCACGTAGGACTTTGTGGGGAACTCGAATAGTCGTAAGCATCACAATCCTTGTTTATGTTCCGGCAGAGTAGCCACCGGAACATAAACATTATACCACGTTTAGAGGCCTTTTACACGTTTAGTTTGTCTGTGACTTGTAGTAAGCCCGACAAACATTCCGGAAGTTGTTGATTCCACCCTCAGAAGGGGCATACAAATCATATAGCGACCACCAACCGGCTTTGGCGCCAGTGTCCTGGCCTTCCTTCAGTTTCGCCAGGACTTCGTCAACCATCTCGTAAGCGGTTGTACGAATCTCCTCTGGGAGTGTAATCAACATGTAATCAAGGCGGTCATTCTTGATGCAGTTCATCAGGTATTTGTAGCTCAGCTTCGACTTGACCATCTCGCCGATGTAGCTGATGTATTTGAACTTGACACGGCGGCCTTCGCCATTACCGTTTGGAATCACGGCAACCCAGCCTTCCTGGTTTACGACGGATCGGTCGTTGATCTCGTCATGAAGTGTCTGGAGTGTCATGAACACAACGTCGACTGGTAGAATCACCTCAGGCAAGGCTTCGCAAATCGCATCACGGACCTCCGGGGTTGCCGGATTACCATCAGCATCATATGCCTCAAGCAGGAAAATCTGCTTTGCACCGGCATAATCGACATGGACAGTCGTCATCGGGTGAACGAACTCGCAAACCAACGACATCAAATCGAAACCCTTGTTTGCACATGTCACCCATGCTTCCTTGAAGTCATCCAACTCCATCAACTCGAGAGCACCGACAGCAGACGGGGTTCCCAGGCGACCACGAGTGGTGGTGCACAGCTTTCCGTCATGAATGAAGTACTCGATCATGTGACCGTCTTCCTTACGAGTGCAACGCAACTTGGTGTCACCCGACATCGAAGCCAGATTCTCCATGGAAGTCTCCGGGAGCTCACCCTGGTTGAAGAACTTCTCGAAGCCACGGGAGACGAGTGTCACACCCTCAACCTGGCCCGCAGTCTCATACGAGTAAACGACGCCACGAAGCAATCGCAACTCAGCGGACCAACCGTCAACCACCTCATGAAGGAGGTTGTGAGCAGTGGGGCTATAGTTGAGCAGAACAAGCTGGCGCTTCTCATCAATATCAAACCCGAGCAGCTTGCCTGCCTGGATACCCCACTTCGCATCGACACCGAGAAGCTCGCACAACTCATCGTCATGCTCACGCTTCACCTTGGCCCACAGATTCAGCTTATCATTCCGGTTCTTCATATGACCGGTCAGAAAGGCTACGAGACGAGGAAGCTTCATGGTAAATTCGGAATTCATTTTATATCCTTTGCATTTAGAAACAGATTAGAAACATTTCGACTTTAGAACTTGTGCCCACCGACACCTTTGGTCTTCAACCACGCTTGGATTGCGACGATATGATTACCGGCACGACCATTGAACTGCTGCTCCAGAACGTCGGAGTTAACCCATTTGTGGGAACCAATATTTGCAGCCAAGAATCCACCTTGTCCAGGAGGGTTGAGCCACACGATCATCTGCTCGTCGTTATAGACGGACATGGAATCCTCGATGTCGGTAATCCCCAGGCGATATTGGAACCCGTTCCCGGGTGTGTAGTTTTCAAACTTCATTGCACTCTCCTGACGTTCAATCCCTGCTCGGGTTGCCCCCGAGCACATACCCATTATACCACGATTTTCGGACTCTTACACGTTTATGGTTTAACCAATTTCCAAATTGAATCAACAAACGTCGATGGCTTGCCGTCCAGAAGGCTAAACAGTGGTCCCGGCTGCATCAGATTAAACTTGCTCATTTTGATGATTACCATCGCCTGGTCCTTTCGTGACTCAGTCTTATGCAACTCAAGATGCTTGAAAAGGCGTTGATACCGAACCACCTCGCGCTCAAACTCGCGCTGTTGACGCTGGACCTGAGCTTTCAAATCGTCGAACAACTCATCAGGAAGCTCAGCGATCATTGCCTCGACGTTCTCGCCTGACGACAATGCTTCCCAGATACGTCGTGGTGACATATCGTGAACGAGACGATGCAGTTTTATGTACTCATCAAGCTTCACCTTAACCCGCGGGCCGTCTTCAAACATGATGACATAGCCTTCGAAGTTGGACGTATCGCGTGGAAGATCTTTCAAGTCCTCTACAGTGAACACTTCTGGAGTCCGAAAAGGCAGCTCAGGAAAATCGGTTGCCTCATACTCAAGCCCTGACTCGGTGCAGATCGCGCCAATCAAAACGAGCTCCTCAACGTCGCCATAGTTTACGACGATCCTGTTGTCAGGGTAAATGATTTCGAAGAGGTACGTGATATGCCCGTGCATCTTTGGGACGGCATCTTTGTACTTCGTTCGAAGCATCTCGGTTGCCTTGATTGCCTGCTCTGACTCAAACGACCCACGGGTAGAAATTGCCAGCCCGTCAGGAGTCGAGTATGAAATCCCGAGTGACCCATCCATTTTTTCAAATGCTTTGAATCGATCGCCGATTGGGAGATCTGGCAAGGCAGGAGACTCATGCTCGCCAATGTTGAAAAACTTCTTGAATGGTCGTGCAACCACACGTCCGGTACCGTCAACAATCAGCCCACGGCAGGCCATCGTTGCCTCGTTCCATCGGCGCTCATACTGAACAGGCGGTGCATAATTCAGAACAAACAAATCGTATTTTGGGTGTGGACGACGGGTAATATATCCTGCGTCGATCTCAGACTGAATCAGTGGGTCCAACAAATCCATGCTACCTCCCGGTCACCTTGGCAACCAACATGTCTATTATACCATGTGAGGAGGCGTTTTACACATGAACGATGAACATTCATATGAAATCGGACACACGAGATTAGTCGTAAGCTGAGCCATATTGTCGTCTTGGTAACTTACGACGCTTTGTTTGCGTTGCGCCGTTTTTGACCAGGAATGCTAGCACATCTTCGACTGTCGTGCCATCGAGTTCAGCATTTTCCTTATCTAGAATAGCTTCCATGTTGCCGAGTTGCCCTTCACGGTCCTTCAACCGGAGGTACGTGCCCCACTTCTTTGTTTTGTGAATCTGGTAATCAATAAATTCGACGTCTCGGTGAAGAACAGGTGCTTCAGCAAACGCATATGACAATGCCGCTCGTTCAGGCTTGTTTGGTTCTGTATCATGGGACGTGCTGTCTTTAGCAGTCTGGTCTTTTTCCCACGCCCGCTCGAGATTGTCAAGGAATTTCCATATCTTTTTTTCATTCCAATTGGGCGGATAAACCACGTCTGTCGTCAAGTTGCCGCCGCCTGGATCATCATATTCAGTCTGGACCTCTTTAATCCAAAATGTGATTTCATCAAGATCCAAGTATAAATCTGGCGTATTGACTTGGGGATCTGCCAAGGCACCGGCTACATCGTTTGCCAAAGCGTAATTGGCAATCCTGTTGAACAATTTTGCCTCTGGTTCGTCCGGGTTGTCGATGATTTTCAGCATGCCGTCATCAGGCAAAGATTCGCGGATCAACTTCGTCAGCTTTCGTTTCGTGATTTTCATTGCTAGCCTTCAGTTATACTTCGTCAATCAGATCTTCAGTCTTCATGACGAGGGTGCGAATGTGCGCCCATACTGATTCGGAGTAACCCCCACCGGAGTGGATATACTCCTCGGCCATTGCCAAATTCTTTCTGGCTTCTTCCAGCATTTCGGCAAGTTCAGTCTCACGGATGCCTTGATTGGGACCAGCACCACGATCCCATTCTTGGCTGCCCAAATCGGGACCGCCCCAATCCGGACCAGCAATTCCCTGCTCTACCAATTGTCTCAGTTTTCGTTTTGTGATTTTCATTATACACCCTGTTTCATGGACTAAGTATCGCTACTTGACGATAATCGTTTCAATATGTGCACCACGAGCTCGACGAATGCAATCCCATGTTTCACGGCAGTTATCAATTGGAAATGCGACACAAAGGTCAGCTCCCGAATCAACCATCTCTTGGTTTCTGACCGCTGTGGCCTTAGTCCCATGGAGCGTAATTTCGGTCGGCCACTCTTCAATTTCAAGCCTGAGCTCATCGGCAATCTTTGGAACAAAATAACTTGAACCTGATACCACACCGCAAACGATTGTCGTGCCCAATGGCAGCTTGACCAACTCGTCCCTAATCTTCTCTATATCTAGCCATTCAATAGAACCAGCCACGATAACTCTCATTTCTTCAATCCATTTATGTTGAAAATCGCTGTAATTGCTTCTGCGATTTTTTCCGCGACCTGCATATGCTCAAGCTGGGTGCCGCTTCCCTCACCTCTGACCTCGAGGTAGTGAATCCACGATCTGACTGAGCCTTTCATGAACAGTCGTGATTTTGTTAGTCCTTCCGGAAGTAACTTTCTTGCAACTTCCTTTGCGATGCCTGCGTCGATTGCCCACTCGTATGCCTTCAGCGCTTCGCCGGCCACGTATTTTTGGCGGACATCCCACTGAGCTGACAACACCGGATCATCCGTCGCAACAGAATTCTGCCTGTTTTTCGTGTCCTGCAATCGAGGCTCGCAGAATTCAAATGTCTCGTTCCCGAATTCTGCAACGTTTGCATAGCGCTGGCTAAACTCTTGGAAACTGAATGACCTATGACGTAACATCTGTCGAGCGATGTCCCGGGTGGTTTCAATTTCCAACGTGATGTCGGCCATTTCAAAAGGTGACCAATGACGGTGTGCCATCAGGAACTTGATTAGCTTCCGCGATGTTTTCACGTTCATTTGATTGGCCGGATTGGAAACCCGGGCACAATATGCAATTAGTCCTTCAACCCCATCGATTCCGACTTCTTTCAGGCCATCCACAACCTGCGTATACGAAACTAACTTGACGTTCATTCAAATCCTAGCGAGCGTTGGCTCGTTTTTCTGTGTCTAATACAAACTGCACGACTGACTGTAACCTACCTGGCATCAGCGCTGCGAGTTTTGACATTGGAACCCACCTGAACTCATCGTTCTCGGGTTTCCCAAGTTTTTCGCTGATTGGCAGGAATGGAGTTGTTCGTGATTGGCGCACGCCGATGAAGTATACAGCGGTCTTCTTACGAGAGCCTTTGCCATATACAATTGGTTCAGAGTGCTCATCTTCGTATGCAGTAATGTCAGTTGGCGAGACCAGTGATGTCTCCTCTTCGAGTTCTCGTAGGGCTGCTTCAAATCGAGTCTCGCCAGGATCAAGCTTTCCTTTCGGGAAATCCCAATTGGCATACGCTCGAACACACAAAACGGTTGGCTCTGGTGAGTTCCAATCAATCACGGCAACGCCGGCACTTTGCAACATAGTTTTCTCCATTCGTCCTTATCAACAATTCCATTATATCAGGAATGTCATAATTTTACACGATATGTTCGACTATGCTTGAGGTCGTTTCCACTTCACTGCCAAATCGGCGAAGCCTTGCACACCAACGTATGCCAATGCCAACGCAACCCATTGCTCCCCATTGATCTTATCACCGATCAGTAACCCTGTTGATGTCAGCCAAACGAGAAGTTTCCTGCTCATAAGTTTGCTCATATGCTGGTCTAAGAATGCTTTCATTTTTGTCTCCGTATCAAGACTAAATATCAACGAAATAATTCTATGATGAGTTCTTGGACCAAATGAAACGATTCAATGACCAACTTGTCACCAATGTCGATTCCTAAACTATCACACGTGCCTGATGGGAGCTCCAGGACATGGGCTGTGTTTTGTGAACATGTGCTACGACCGGTCAGGGGTTCCATCTTGTCGATCTTTACGACCTGCCGCTTGTCATCGAAGTATAGGATGTCCAGCGGGATCTTCGTGTTTTTCATGTGGAACGATGCAGGCCGGTTGTCCATCACGAACAACATTCCGTCGGTTCCAATCGCATCCCGGTTCATCAACCCGAGAGCCCTGGTGTCATCCCTGTCAGCGAGTTCAACAGAAAATGAGTTGTTCCCGACCGAAATTGAGTGTTCAGTCGCCATCTGGATCTTGTCCGGTCCGGAGGCGGTGAATAACCGCTTCGACGACCAACTTGAGCGCCGCCATGTTCTTGGCTTCTTCAATCGCCATGCCGACCTCTAGATCATTCATCATTTCTGGTGGGACTTCTGTATTTTGTGCTGAGGTCGTTGTAAATAATTCTTCGTGTTTCATTATAATCCTGTACTTGTTTCAAGGTCCCACGGCCCAAAATGTTTGAACTCTGACATTTTTCTTGCCGCTTCATCATACGTGTATTCATAGAAATTGTTGATTTCTCCGATTTGTCCGATTCTGTAGTATAGTCGAGCAGGTAGTATTGTATTTCCGCCGTTTGATTTGTCAATCACAAGATCCTGGAGTGTATCGATCACAAATGCATGCCCAAAATTTGTTCCATCCAAAGCACCTTGACCGGCGACCTCAGCATGGACAAGAATATACCGATCTTCCTCTTCGGTAAATGATTTTCCCATGATGAACCTACCAGCCGCCGCATAACAATCACCTAACGCTTCCATATCTACCTCGTATTGACTATAAATATAGGCCAGTCCGCCCGTGTTGCATTCCTTTGTGAAATATACATTACCCCCAAGTATGCACTGCCCAACCGCCACAGACGAACACGTGCCATACCATGTGCATCCATGGGCGCTCACCCAAGAAATAAAACGGTAAGCCCATGGCATAAATGACCAAACCAACAAAAAACGACACATCGACACCATCGAAAAAGACGAATGCGAGTACTCCGCCCATGATGCTAAGTGTCACCAATGTCACATCTGTGAACCGTTCTGGCACGTAAAAGAAAATCGTTGGAATTGAAAGCGTAATCGCCGCAAGGAAGAACAACCCACCAGGAATCGGTGGTAGATACTCAAGCAAAGTTGCGGGAATGAGCCAGAAAATCGACGTAATGTCGAGTTGCTGCCTTGCTGCCTTGAGAAGCAGGTCATCGTTTGTTGAATGATACAGAAATGAGAAAAAGAATGTGCATGCCGAGAACAGAAAGAATGGAACCCTAGCAACCGGGGCATTGAATGTATAAGAAAAAGCAATGATGCATGGAAGCAGATGTGTGAGAGCATTGATTCTCTCTTCTACAATTGGTCTGTTCTTTAGCACCTGACCCGCCTAGCTTGATTCGTGTGTTTCCCAGCCGGCTTCACGATTCCAAAAATCAAATGTGGGAACTGTTTTGCCAAGGACATATAGTGCAAACAAGCTTTGCGATTCCATTTTTTGTTTTATGGTGCCGTGGGAATGCGTTTGTTTGAACGTCCTGATTGCAACATCGGGGAACTCACGATCGAAATCAAGGAATCCATATAGCATTTCGTTCAGGTTCTGATCAGTCACTTCCTCGATCTCAACCGGTCCTACATTTGGTGGTGCTATGACCCCAGACGACTCTGAGAACTCGACTTTCATAGGTCATCCCATGGCTGGGGTTTGCTAGGGCCAACCTTCCATTCGAAAAACCTTCCAATAAGATCGAAGAAGAACGTCGGGAACATGATTGGCAAAATGACAGCGAGCATCCCAAGGATGAACAGTATTCCTAGCGCCGCCATCAAGATTTTCATTATCACCTCTACAATAAATATTAGGTCAATCGGCACTCGACTCAAAGGCTGCAGATAAAATCTCATCCGCTGGTGGGATGTCCATCGCACAGTCAAAATTCTCAATCAACTCTCTGTTATTTTCGATTTCTTCCTCGAGGTGCCTCGGGAATCGCCACATGAAATAATATGCCCCTGATGTGAACTTGCTTATGATCCATTCGAGCCGAGAATATTCTCCTGTTTGGCGCACACGAACCATGTCGGTCATCATGTATCCGCGGAGTTCCCAGAATGCTCTGAATGGTGCTGGCCAAGGTCCCAGGAATACCAGGAACAGCAAACCCCATGGGCCAACAATGAATGAAGACAACGCGAACAAGGCGAGCCATTGCGGAAACAGGTAGCTCAACATAAATGTCAGTTTTCCAACTCGCTGGCTGTCATCGACATGGACTAGCTCATGGCACAAGACCGCTGCAGCCGAATTTTCGTTTTTCTTCATCCATTTTCTTGACGGGAAATACACAGTGTCGCCAATCACGGTTGTGTAGTTTGTCATAAACTTTGGATTGAAGAACAGTGCCACACCAAGAAATCGCATAAACGGACTTTCGTCTTTGAATTTGAACTTGATGTGGTACCGCTCCCTAGCAAACTTGCTGATACCATCATATGATATTTTGTTCGATGTCATATCAACCTCCGAACGCTAACTATCATGCTACCAGCGCTTCCGCAACTGCATATCCGTCTCATGGAGCGGAGTATCAGCTTTTCTGGCATTACATGGTTCGCAGCTCAATACGAGGTTCTCCCATGTTCCCGGGCCGTTTTTCGACTTTGGAATCACGTGATCTCGAGTGGACGCGTGGTAAGGAATGTGGTCACCGCAGTATTGGCACTCACCCTTGTCACGGATGTACAAGTTTCGACGTGTTGGCTTCTTTGGCTTACGGCGACCTTTGATCGCACCAACGAAAACGCCCTTCACAAATCGAACTGTGACAGGAAATGGGATCGGTCCATCAACGTGACCAATTGTCACCGATGGGTGGGTCTCAACAACCTCAACTCGACCCTTACAAATATCACCCATGGCTTCCTGCCAGGAGGTTGTGTAAAGTGGCTCGTAACCTGTGCTCAACACATGTACATTTGGAATTATATTTATCATATTCGCTTCTCCCTACTTTATAAATACCACAATCATCCTTTTCGATTATAATCAAAACGAACATTTTGTTCAAAAACTAAAGGAACACACATGAAAATTGGACTCGTAATGCTACTTTTTCTGGCGATGCATGCATTTGCTTGGTTCGGTGCAAACTCGCAACATGTATGGCGAGACCAACCTAGTGCCATGATAACAGCACTTATGTTTGGAGTGCCGGTAGCACTAACTGCCTTCCTGGCGACGAAATATGGCTACGAATTTTTTGATAGCCTTTGGTCGGTAAGAATGGTTGCCCAAGGAGCATTTTACGTCTGCTTTCCAACTTTGACATGGATTTTCCTGGATGAGTCGCCGTTTACGACGAAGACGATTATTTCAATCCTCTTGTCAGCCCTCATCGTCTTCGTCCAGTTTTTCTGGAAAGACGCTTAGTAGCTGGCGCCAATTGTAACTGAGCCGCCTTTCGATGCGGCTGATTCAAATGGATCTTCTTGCCATGATGCGCCGTCATAGTAACCACGAAATGAGACGTTGTACTCAGCCCAGTCTTTAACTGCGCTCGCCTTTACTCGTCGACCTGAACTGAGCACTGTGTTTTCTCGCCTATTGCCGAACCCATAACCTGGTATACCTGAAAACGCCTCGATGTCAATGATTCCGTCTTGAATCGTTGCCCAAATGCCGACCCTTGCTCGATCTTCAAAGTCGTTGTCAGGCTCGAAATCAACATTCCTGTAGTCACCACCAGCGCTGTAAGCCCCACCAGATACCCGGCCCTTGCGTCGAACATGGACATATCGCTCACCAAATAACGTGACCCTCCATTCCATTCCGCCGCCATCTTTTCTGCCCCTAACACTGAAGTCGTACATTGTTTCTCTGGACGGGTCAAGTGAGTCGAATAATTTAGCAACACGCTTCACCTCAGATGGGCACTGAGCAATATCAGACCGGACGCCGTCGATGAAAACAATAGGCGCGCTTCCCTTAAAGCGGACTGTTTTTGCGCCGGCATTCTTGCCTGCTGTTACTTCTTTGATTAGTTTTCTGAGGTTTCTTTTCTTGATTCGCATGTGATTCCTGTCGTTGTATTCCTAAATATCTTGCAGTTCAACGAATTGTGCCAGTCCGGTTTCAATATACACTTTTTTCTTGGCGCGGCTCAGTTTCTTGAACCGGTACTCGAGTTTCAAGGCAGTGGATCTTGTGCCGACCTCAAGCGATGCCACTATCTCGACAGGCAGGCGTGCTCTGGTATATTTGGCGCCTTTACCTGAGTTGTGTACGGTCAAACGTCGGTCGAGGTTGTTGGTGATTCCCGTGTAGAATGACGCATCGCAGCACCTCAACACATACAATGACCATGGCTTTACCAAGATTGAACCTTCTTTTCAACGAATAACTCAGTTGTACGAACCGCGTATACCTTACCGTCTGGGTTTCGAATGTATGCGACGGCAATCGAAGGAGGAACCCCTCCAAGCATTAGGGCGCCGCGTTGTTGCTGGTACTTGATTTCCTCAACAACTCCATGCATGTTGGCATTCAAAAATGCCCGAACGTAATCCCCTTTTCTGATTTGTGCCATTATGCTTCTCCTATATCTGCCATTACCATTTTTTGGGTGCGATTGATTGCATCACCAATTTCATTCTTCAGTAACTCTTGATGATTCTCGACCTCAGATGCTTTCAACTCTTCAAGCATTGCCCACAGCGTCTGATTTTCGTCGTCTGTCGCTTGGATTACCTTCACGGCTGTTCGCAAAGCCCTTCGCATCGATTTCACATCGCCTTTTCTTGAGGCTGCTTGGAGTTCTCTAATTTTTAGTTTTGACATATTATAATGATATGTGTGGGATGGCGAACGTAAATTACCCGTAGGAGTTGAATGCCTGGTTTCCTGCCTGATCGGCAACATCATCCCAGGATATGTCACCGTTTTTCCATGAAGTGTATAGCTCAAACGCAGCTTCAGTACCACCCGGATACAATTCACCGAGTACCTCGTTTTCAAGGGTGTCTAAAAATGCATTGAACCCACCGCCAATATCAGGCTCTTGTCCAAAATTCATGTATAGGTCTTTCCTTGAAAATGCCTCGTTGATCACCCTCTGCAACTTTTTCTTTGTAATCTTCATAATCTTCTGTCTCCGTGATTCGTAAATCTCATGGTGCTTGAACCTCAATAAGTATTTCCTGATTTTCTTTATGAGTTTCGCCGTAAAATCGCTCTCCGGATTTTCATTGAAGAATTCCTCAAAGTTCGACCCGAAATTGACATGCGGATCAAACTTGAATGCGCCACCTGATGAGAACGTGTTGAGGTATTTCAGCGAACGCTCGACGCCAAGTTCCGCAGCCATCCTCTCAGCAAACTCATGGCCGAATGCATCGAGCTCGATATGAGAACCTAGATATGCTGATCGAGGAGAATCATGACCAGGAATCAATCCCCAATCAATGAATTTCTGTTTTGCGTTGGCTTTTGAAATGCCCATACGACTGGCAACTTTGTTGTATTGCTCATCATGGACAAGTTCATGGCGGATTGTAGTCGAGATATCGTTGGCTATTTTTTTGGGTTTTGTGAGCTTTGAATCAAAATCAAATGTGGATTCGACAGCATACAAGATAAGCAGCATTTCCTGCTTTTTTGTCAAATCGGCAGCAGCTGACACAACAAATGTGTCCGGATCCTCATTCGACTGTCGTCTTTCTCGCCCAGGAGGCAAATCTTCAGCGTCGAGTGTTACAACAACAATCTTTACTGGTGCTCCAACATCACTAAAATATTTTTGGAGAGTATCCTGGAGTTTTCGTGAGGCGTCTGTCTGAAAATAGCCCGACCCATATGCCCGAGAGTTTCGCAATTCCGTATCGACATTATCCTGCTCCCAAAACCTTGATGTCTCGATAACGGACTCAAGATCGTGGTAAAAAGGTGCCGGAATTGGAAGTTTGTGTGAAACTTGCTCACGCATTTTAGTCTCCGTATGGGCTGTCTGTGATGTCCATTACATCCGCAACATCCACCACACCTTCCATTGTCTCTAGTGCTTCGGTGAAAATCGAGAATATGTCGGTTCCAATTTGTGCCGACTCAGCAGCCTTGATTCCGCCTAGGATACCTTCGCCGGCCGCGATGAGCTTGTCGCTGTGCTTCAATGCATCATAAAGACCGATGCCGGTAAGGGTAGCCGCCGTGCCGAGCAAAACACCAAACATAACGTTCGCAACCAATGCTTGTTTTTCCTTTTTGACACCCATTTTGCCGGCGAGTTTCTCAAGTGATCCGATGTAGAAGTGATGAATTGAATGCGAAATATCGAAGAACGTTTGCCCTTCTTTTTCTGGGTCAACATTTGCACCGAGTTTCTTCAAAATCTTGGCGATGCCTTTGGCTGTGTAACCCAGAAGCTTTGCGATTCCTGCAGCAGACACAAGACCACCGAAAATTGTGGCACCAACGCTCTCATCCAAGTCGTCGTGAGGTTCGTCTTCAATCTTGTTCACACCGGCAGCCATTTTTTGGGCGAGGTTTTTGAACTCTCTTTCTGCCTGCGCTACCGCCGAATCATCCTTGGCTTCTGCCAATCGCTGACGGACAGCCGCAACTCGGAGCTGCGACCTAATCTTCCATTCGATTTGTTGTTCGTTCAATATTGTCATTTGATCATCCTGTTGCAAAGAAAGCGGGCATTATTTTTTGTGATGATCGAGATACCGGCTTACCGACCGCAGCATTTCCTGTGATTTTGCAATTTTGCGTTCGCACCACATTGGAATGCTAGGCACAGACGCAACCTGATAGCGCATCCGTTTTGCGTCGGTCATAATCTTCTTCAATGACGAGCTCGTGATTGCCTCAGTTATGGGTGACGTTCTTGTATATGGCTGCTCAGGATACAGGTTCTCAGTCTCTTCGTCTGGGGTGTACAAATTTTGAGCCCTCAAACGGTTTTGCTCGTATTTGATATGCTGAATTACCTGTTCAGCCATATACAAGTCACACCCATGATTTATCATCAAGTCCGACTCTTCAAGCTCTAACAACTCGAGGAGCTCTTCGACCGTGAGTGGAGCTTGGCTCAATGCCTTGACGACTGCCAACTCAACATCTTTTTTTGCCTCGGACAATATCTTTCTATTTTTTGCGCGCATTATTTCACCTGGTTCCTTTATACATATCGGCCTGGGCGAACTAATGCCACATGTTATTCGGCGTGCTCGATGCCAAACTCATTCTCAAGCATAAGCAAAACCTGATCATAGTCGTTACTCTCTTGCGGCTTGAGCTTGGCCTTTCGTTTCGCAGATGCCAACGCGGCGCGAAACACCTTTGGCTCTACACGATCCTTGAACTCAGCCAAGACCTCTTTCTTATCCTCCCGGAGGAGAGCAATCTCGTTATCAATTGTTTGCCATCGTTCGAACAGCGTCTTTACATCTTCAGTTACCATTTTCATTCCTTTTTCTTGAGTGTGCCAAGCCTATAAAAAGTGCTATGCTTGACAAAAAATTAACCAATATCAAATTAGCCGGGTAGTCATTTACAACATTATGCACCAACATCACGGTATTTACCGCAATCCCTGCCACGATGACACCTTGCAATATTTTATGTAACTTCTTCAAGGTTATCTTTATGTGCAAGAACATGCAGGCTCGTATAAACCATTACAACAAATATGTCATCAGTCCTAGATTCAATCACTGTCACCGGCGTAGGTTCGCTACATGTATACCGGCCGCCTTTACGGGAGTCGATATAAAGACCGGGACGCATCATGAGGATGTCACCCTTTTTTAGGGGTTTTTTCGGCAGGCGAGGGCTTCGCAATGTTTTTGCGAGACTTCTTAGGTGCTGTGTATACCTTTGTTTTGCCAGCACGATCCTTCCGTACATTTGAAAAGTGCTCATCCAGTTTTCCATCCTCAGGAAGCTCAATCGCTCTAGACTCAAAAAACTTGATTGCGTCCTTCTTGTTTGCGACGCCCTTCAAAAACGCCGCCAGCGAAACGCGCCTACGTTTCGAAAAATATTCCCACTTCATTACACCTTCTCCTCATTGATCAATGTTGCAATACTCATCTGAAAATGAGGGTTGCGAGCAATTTCCATAAGTTGCTCATCATTTACCTTGATTGAATGTGCTTCACAAAGCGGGCCTGCAATCTTCTTCATTGCAGACAGCAACACATTCCTGACATTTGACGGACCGATTTTCATGCCATTCTCAGTGCATGTCGCCGCAATCTGCCGATAGTTTTTGCTTGACGGAATCGATGAAACCGAGCTGTACCCGTTCTCAAACTTCTTCCCTTTAGGCATTACCATTTTCACTCTCCTTATCTTCCGTGAGACCAAAACGCATCATGATGATGGTTCGTTCACGTGGTGTTAGCGTTGCTAACGTCTTTGCGATTGTTTGTGCCAATCGATTATTATCAATTTTGTCCTCAACACTTTCTTCCTGACTTGGCAGAACATCTTTCAACGTTCGTGCACCTGAATCATCCGAAAACATTGGTGTGTCAAAGGACCTAGGTCGAGCTGCAGACTGCCGCAGTGACCGAAGAGTTTCCACGGTGGTGCCGAATGACTCAGCAACCTCTTCGTTCGATGGCTTGCGCCCGAACTCCGATTCATACTCCTTTTCGAACACCGAGATTTTCCATAGCTTCGAAAATGTATTCGAAGGGAGGGCAATCGGTCCTGTGTTCGACGCAACAAATTGTCGCAACGCCTGCTGGATCCACCAGAATGCGTATGTTGAAAACTTGAAACCTCGGCGCCAGTCAAACTGGTCCACCGCTTTCGTCAATCCGATGATCGACTCCTGCACCAAATCATCAGTATCGAGACCGCGATTGGTGTACTTCTTTACAACACTAAGTGCCAAACGTAAGTTTGCCTTGATCATTCTGTCGCGGGCTTTTTGATCGCCTTTTTCAATCCGTTTGGACAACTCGACCTCTTCTTCACGGGTCAGAAGTGGTTCAGATGCAATGTGATTATAGATGCTGAATGACGTGTTTTTCATAAACTTCCTTATGCTTTGTGACCGCGGTTTTGAGCCTCAGCCTGCAAATACGAAACCTCTTCTTCGGCGACCCGGGTTTTCCGGCGTGCCTTGCGAGATTTGTAGATGATCTGCTTCATCGTCCTAATTTCCTGATGAAGCTGGTTATCGTCCATTTTTGCGATTTGCTCGTTGCTGAACAGTGTTACATCGTAGTTCATATTTTGTTCCCAAGTAGATTTATACATTATCAAAAAACGAAGCACTAGAGGTGTTCACATCCTCCATTGCTATTATACACCCAATTGACAGCAGATTACACGCGACTGACAAAGAATGTTCCACCGCAGACACAATTACTGCGTGCGGATCTAAAATTCCCAGTTCAAACATGTCACCATATTTGTCATTTTTCCCATCGTAACCGTGTGTGTCCGGGATTCTTCGTACTTTTTGTACAACCAAATCGGCGGACACCCCACAGTTTTCTGCGATTTGTCGTATTGGTGCCTCCATTGCTGTCAAGAATGCCTGTGCTCCAACACCATATGCGCCATGTGGCTTGAAACACTTGCGACCTTGAGTTTTCTTCTTCGCTCGTGTCAAGGCGACGCCGCCGCCCGGCTGAACACCTTCTTTCAACGCAACTCGTGAAGCATGCAATGCATCGTCAACACGATCTCGTCGCTCTTTCATTTCTGATTCCGTTGCACCGCCGACCTGAAGCACAGCAATACCGTCACTCAGTCGCCGGGCTCGTCGCTCAGCAATTTTCTTGTCGTCCAATGTGGCAGCCGGGTCATCCAAAATGCTTCGGGCATGATCCTGCTTCTCTTTCACATCATCAGTTTGCTGTGTCCCGAACAAAAGCGTTGTCCTATTCGTGATTGTAGCCTTCTTGACCTTGCCCAAGACTTCGTCGAGCTGTCCGGGTGTGAGAGTTGCATTTGCATCCGTAACCACCTTCGCTCCAACGAGTGATGCAAGATCCTGCAAAGCCGTTACCCTTGCTGATGCAAACTCCGGGGACTTGATGACACAAACATTGAGATTGGCCTTGATACGATTCAGGACGAGAGCCTGGAGGGCTTCTCCGCCGACGGCATTGCAAACAATTAGCAATGCAGATTTCCGCTGTGCAATCCTTTCAAGCGCTGAAACAATTCCTGAGAGCGAAGTCACATCATCATTGATGATGAGGATCTCCGGTTCATCCAGCTCTGCAACCTGCTTCACAGGATCAGTCGCGAAGTATGGGCTTTCATATCCTCGGTCGAGGTATGTTCCGTCCACTACATTCAGCGTCGTCTCATATCCTTTTGCTTCCTGGACAGATACCGCGCCGTCAGCGCCAACACGAATGATTGCCTCGCTGATTAGTTTGCCTAGGTCTGCATCTCCATTGGCTGAAATGGTTGCTACCGCCGCCAGTCTGTCATTTGTGATTTTTACTTTCGTTTTTTCTAGCTCTGTAAGCACCGCTTCCGCAGCATCACGCATCCCAGCAAGGACATCCACAGTCGAGTGACCAGCAACGATGACCTTATCACCCTGCTTGATTATCTCCTGCGACAAAATTGTGGCCGTAGTGGTTCCGTCTCCGGCCACCGCCGCCGATCGTTGTGCCGCCTCTCTAACAAGGGCTGCGCCGATGTTTTCATAGACGTCAGGCAACGAAATCGCATTGGCGACCGTAACACCATCCTTTGTCAGGTGCGGCGTTTGTCCGTCAAGACAAATTGCGACAGTCTTACCCATCGGCCCCAAAGTGATCCTTACGGCAGATGCGAGCTTTTCGACACCAATCAGCAGCTTCTCGCGAGCGTCTTGGTCAAAAATCATATCCGTTTTCATCCGAGCAGCACCCTCTTGTTTTCATTCAGCTTCAAAATCTCATTCACTTTACCCAAGATTCGGCGGGCGGATGACGTAACGTTTTCTGCAACAAGCAAATCGCCCGTGACATATGCTGTCTCTGTCTCCTTGACCAGCCCTCTCTTGCGTAGCTCTGTAATTTGAGCGAGCTTCAAATGAGTTCGCGTTGTGACCACCTGGCCACGGGAATCTTTATCTTGCAACATACTTTCCTCCTGATTCTGAGAACCTTTGTTCCCATCCGGCCCACGCTTTTCCAATAATCGACTTGAACTCCCTATTTGAGAACTCAGTGAAAAGCTGCGTTGCATCGAAATCTGATTGTTCGACATGCATCCGCTCGTCCGGAACGTCTTTTAGTTTGATGACAGCATATGATGTATCGAATGCCTCTCGTCTACCTGGCTTCGCATCAAGATACTCATTCATAAGTGTTGGGGATACCGTCAGCTTATCAGCCGTTTTTCCTCCAACACCTGGCACACCTGGAACATTGTCTGTGGGATCGCCTCGTAGGGCTTTCCAGGTGAGATAATCACAGTACCAAGGATCTGCAAACGATTTCTTCCGAGGGTTCCAAAGTTTGACATTGCCAGAAATCAATTGGATGAAATCTGTGTCCATTGAAACAATCGTGACATCATCATTCTTATGAAAATCCGTGGCAACCCGCTTGACAACATCATCACACTCAAAATCTGGATGCTGGATGTACACGAAGCCTGATGTTTTCTTGATCGTTTCGAACACCTCTGTTATCTCGCGGTCGAACTGCGGGTCATCCAATTTTTTCCTGTTGGCCTTATAGTCTGGTTGCAAATCCACTGATTGGGTCGGGTGCCCTTCATCAACGACGTAAACAATGTCGGGTGAGTGTCTCTTTATTTCGCTGTTTAGCATTCTAAAGAAGTTAAAATACACCTTGTGATCGCCACGGCCAAAACCATATCTGGCACGATGAAGCATATTATACGAATCAATGATCAATACTTTCATGCTTGGAAACCTTCTGGAACAACCATACTCACGTTTGCTTTTGTTCCATTCTCTAGAATGATTTGCTTGATATTTGGATCTGTTTGTTTTGGCTGTGGCACAGGTGCTGATGTAGGTTTGGCGAAGCGTGCTGCTTTTTCTTTAGCCTGCATGCTGAGTGCCTGAATGAACCTCGTCGCGTTTTCAATTAGATGTTTTTCCGCGCTGGCTGATGTTTCGAAAACTGTGATGTCGGCTTTCGTATCTTCAAGGCACGCAGACTGGCCTTCTACCGTTTGAATGGTATGCGCTGTCGCAAACCCATCAGCATTTTCGGTCGTTGTTTTCGACACGACCTGCACCGGTGCGATTGAATTCGATGTCTTCGAAATCAACCATAATACTTGTCCAATTTTATACATTTACGCAGCCTCGAATTCATATACGAATTTTGTGGGTGTTGTCTTCCAATACTCAATTTGCTTTAGCAGTTTTTCTCGTGTCTTTACAGCTCGTTGTGAACAATTGCCGAGCTTCACATTCAATTCTTTCAACCGGATTTCGTTCTTGTCGTGAATGTTTCCCCAAATGACCCTTCGCTTGGGAAGGGCGACATGCTTCAACATCTTTGCTTTGCCTCTGCCGGACGCATGAGGCTTTGCGAAGTCAGATACCTCTAAATCAGTATAGTGGATCGCGATGAAGTTTTCAAAAGATTTGTCAGCAATGACATAAAGATAATCTAGCTTTTTCTTTTTTTGAAGTGTCGCATAATCTGTTTGGAATACCACTGCACCAGATTTGTATGGCGACGTCAGTTTGCACTCGAGCTCTTTATCAAGCTCACCGATCAAGATATCGGCTGCACCTGTGTTCCCGTCGTTTTTTACACCACAAAATGATGAAGATAAGGCCTTCGCAAAAAAACGCTCCTGCGGTTGTGACATCATCATGTTACGTCGGCCAGTATTTGATGCCATCGATAAACCATGACCGGTATACAACGCTTGTAATTCGGTATTGAACTTTTTCATATCGGAAAGGGCCAATTTTGCATGTTCACGAGTGATGTACGTCATTTTTGCTCCATCAGCCACAATTGACCTCTAGAACATTATAACACAAATGAGATCTTTTTACACAGATGAAATGGCTTTGCGGATGTTTTCTGTGATTTGTTTTCCGGCAGCAGATGCCTCAACTAGGGGCTGCAAACCTAGAGCTGCGCGAACCTTGTCGTACGTCACTGCATCCAATTTACGCTTCAGTGTGTCTGTGTTCGCATACTGCGTCAACGTCAATTCAGTGATTGGCAACTCTTCGCCGTCAGGACCAGGTTCGACCTCACCGGACTCCCGAGATTCAAAAATGAAGAGCATCCTCGGCATTTCTTCATCGTCAGGAACTGCGATGAATGGAATATGACTGGTCAGCGCAGCATCGGAATCATCTTCATAAAAAATTTCTGGGACCCATTGGTTTGACATCGTTAATTTACCTCTAGTTTAGCTTATGAGGAACCGAGCGCATTCGTCAGTGCCTGTTGTGCTTTATCATAACTTTGCTGGGAATTTTCGTAAATCTCTATGAGTTGCTTAGCCTCGGGGATGTTCGTTCTTTTCTTGAGTTGCTCAATCGTTTTTGAATCTAGCTTGGTTTCTTCACGGAGTTTTTTGATCTCGGCTGCGAAGCTTGCAATACCAAGTCCTCCGGCTCCGCCAATTGCCTGCTCATTGAAACTTACCTTTCCAGCATTGAATGCCACTTTGCGGGCTGCATCAGCCAGCATCGCATCGGTGACCTTTTCTACATCGACGCCTTGTGTCTGGGCTGCGGTAGCTTTGAAGTCCTGGCTGGCTGCTAACTGCTTTGCCTGCTGCTCGATTTGCGGTACGATCTTTTCGAATTCTGATATATCACCAGCATCCAATTGATTTTTTGAAACGGCCGCCTTCAGCACTTCCTGGAAATCCTCAACTGAGTCCGTCCCAATCAGTTTGGCAACCACAAGCATTCGTTGTGTGGCAGACGCAACCTCCTGCTGGACACTAAGCTGATTCTTGATTGAGTCTGCTGCAACTTCATCAAATGCCTGATCGAGACCAGTATCTTTGAAGAAGTCCGCCAACCATGCCTGCTCGCTGCTGGTATCATACTTGGCAGCTTTTTCTTTTTGTTCGCGGAGAACTGATTCGTTTGTTTCCCCGCCAAAGAAGAGCCTTGATAGCTTGCTTTTTATTGTTGAGCCTTTACCAGCTTCTTCCGATTGCAACTTCAAAATTGCATTCAGTGCATCGAGTTCTGTTGGCATTCTCCACAACTTTTCAAGGAGTCGTTCCCAAGATTCGCCTGATATAATTTCGGCTGCCGTTGCACCGGTTTTGATTCCGGCCGCCAAACCTTGTGCCGCGAAGTATGCTGTTGGCATCAATGAAAACGAAAGGAGCGGGTCGGCGTTCTGGATTGCATCGAGTGAGTCGCCGATGATGGGTTTCCATTCTGCACGAAGCATAGCACGACGCTCTTCAAAGGCCTTTCTTTTTTCAATCAACTTTTTTGAGTCGAACGCCAGAAGGGTTCCCAAGATAAGGCGTGTCGAGTTACCGATGTCCATGGCTGTCAACTTCAGTGCTTTGAAAATGTCCGTGAATGGTTTCACGAATGCCTTTACCGCTGGGCCGGAACCAGGATCCCACCTTTGTTCAACGATTACCTTAGCTTCACGGAGAATCTTCTCATACTTTCGCTTTGCCGTCAGGTAATTTATTCTTGTTTCTAAGTTTGATGACATTGCAACCCCTTGATTGTATTATAAATATTGAATCGGCAACGTGTTCTAAAGGACCCCAGAAAGCTTCAGAAGCCTTTGGGCATGTAATACCCCATGGTACGGCCGCCGGGACGTTCTGGGGACGACGTGGGACTCTAAGATGTCATCTTTGGGGAGGTTGCGATTGATGTCGCGTAGTTTACCACGCAGAACCTTCAGAATGCCGTTGTAGTGACTGCGTGCCGCCGACCGAAGTTTTTCTTCATTACGGGAATGTGTCGCATCAGCAATCCTCTTTTCAATGTCACCACGAGCTCGTTCGCTGTAGAGTTTCACCACTCGACCGGTAAGACACTTATGCTGGCTGCCTTTCTTCTTTTGCTCGATAAGGACGTTGATATTCATGTCCGAACCAATTGGAATTATCATGATGCCCCAACAACGATTACGTCTTGTCGCTTCTTCGGTAATGTGGAACCCTTATTTAGGTTCTTCTTTGGTTCCTGCTTCTTTTGTGGTTGTGCCTGCTTCTGTTGCTCGGTCGGTGTTGTTACAGGTGCAGAATGATCTGGCTCTGCCGCAGTTGTTCCGGACGACACTCCTGACATTACCTGTGCCAGACTGTTCAGATAAATCAGCACCTCACGGCGCTCGACCTGATCAAGCTTATCAATGTAGGCTTTCAAGTTCCTGCGAACTACTTTATCCTTGATTGACTTACCGCCTCGTAGGAGATTTATGTTCTTCGCGATGGTCTGGAAATCCGGTGCTTGCAATTCCTGTTCGGTCGGATCATGCATGTTCTTCGACGTAGGCGTACCTGGTGTCTGCTTTGCAATATCTGTTTTTTGTTTTTCGACCTTGGCGGCAGCAACATCAGGATCGCCTGTCAATTTGATGCCTTTAGGCTTCTCTTCTTTCTCATCGTCTTCAATATCATCTTCGACTTCAACAACTTCTTCGTCCTCATTTTTGACGGGAGCACGGAAATTATGCTTGTCTATTTTTTTTGATTGTACTTTTTGACGCAATCGTTCACGAGAGCCAAATGTCTCATTGACAGCCTTCACAACCAAATCATCAAGTTCATCAAGAAATTTCATTTATCATACCTTATTTTGTTGCCAGGCAGTTCCTGATATCGTCGTCGCCACTTCTTTCCAAGCGACTCGTCCTCATCACGTTTCTGCTGTTTCTTTCGAGCCTTGTTCTTTTCAGTACGTTTCTCGATGTCTTTCATAAATTTGTCAAAATTGAATTCTTGCATAACTATAAATATCCTGCTATCCTGCATGTGTCATGTCATTCAGAAAAAGATGGACGGTCCATACCCCTTCGTTATGTTCAGCACTCGTATGACTTGCAACAATCGCCGATTCACACATTAGGCCATGAAGTGGTAAGCCCCTAAAAAACTCGATAAGGTGTCTTGCCGGGACACGGATTGAAACGCTGTTGTCGAATGTGTCCCACCCCACGACATCAAACGTCGCGAAGAGTGATGGGATACTCAATTGTAGTCCAGATCCTATTGGTTCTTCAACCAATAAGTTTCCTACACGATCTTCGAGACCCTCACTCATGAGGAGCGTGCTATCTGTCGAATGCTGCGATGTCTTCATAAATCTCGTCTACCTTGGCTGCCCACTCAATATCAAGTTCGGTGACCTGTTGAAGAACTTCCGTTGTTGCGTGTGCCAAAACCTTCTTTTTCTCGACAAGGAGCTTGCCGTGATGACCGAGCTCCTCCTGCATTTGTAGGACGTCTTCCAGAAAATCAATCAGTGCCTGAGTCGTTTCAAACTCGAATAGTCGCCGAATGGCTTCAGGATTCTCTGTCCTCGTCCACACTTCCTTCGTGACAGTAATGGGGACATCCCTGCCCGGAGCTTCAAGAAGCCTTCGGCCGTTGACCTTGAAATATTCCTGCATTAGAGCTGAAACTTGCATATTTCATTACACCGCTGCTGCTTGGACGTTGGCATCATTCGATGCCTTCTTCAGGATTCCCATCAGTTTCTTCTTGTTCAACTTTGCATATCGTTGCAGTGCCATCTCGGCGAAGTCGTCACCCGTCACCGCGAGGGTTTGAAGAGCACGGAACTTGTTTGCAAGTTCGTCTGCCAGTTCATCAGCCCTGTTTTGCTGGATTTGACCAGCCTTGACAGCAGCCTGAAGCTGGTCCGTGATAATTTGGTGATTTCTTGGAACCTCACCAACAAGCTGGTTGATCATCGATGCCTTCACTCTCGGAGGCAGGTTCAATTTACCAAGTGCCTGATTCAATGAGTTCTTGCCTTGCTTCTCAACAGCCTTCGCCGCCGGCAACACCATCGCGTGGAACAGAAAGTACTTGTATGACGGCAGGTTTGCAACCTCAGATTTATTCTGAGCCATGAACTTAGCATCTTCTCCGCTGATGGAGCCCGATTGCTCAAGCAGGTCGAGGTATTCACCCACACCAAACTCAATCAATGCATCGAACTCTTCATCAGGGATATTAGAGAACTGCTTCACGCGGCCGAGGAGCTTGTACAGAAAGTTTTTCACACCACTTGGACCTGCAAAGCCTGTCTCGTTTGCGATGTCCTTTAGCGATGTTTCATCTTGCGGTGCCTCCGGTTCTGGGGCACCCTCAGAGTCGTCCATCAGTGCGTCCAAGGTGTCTTCCGGATCAGCACCGAACTCCTCTTCAAATTGCTTTCGAAGATAATCGATATCCTCATCTTCCATTGCCTCTTTGATTAGCATGTTTAGTGTTTTTGATTCGCTCATTGGTCCCCCTGCGATTTCTTGTTCAGCTTCCATTTCAATTTTCTCAACCATGCCTTGGTACTGTTTATAAAATGCATGGATTTGTTCCTCAGGTATCGTTTTTGCCAGCTCAGCAACGGCCAATGACAGACTCTTTATTGTCGATGGCACATAATCCGGATCATCAACAGGTGGACGATCAACAGAAAGCTGTGTGGCAACCTGTTCTGACGCCACAACTGGTGTTATCACATCTTCAAGGCCGAACTTTTCTTCGTCGTCCTCCACCGGGCCTGGCTGATCGAACATACCATAATCTGTGGTCAGCTCATTCAAAGCTCGTTTACTTGGCCGTTTTCTTTTGGTTATTCGGAGTTTTCTCATATTCATAAATAGGCACTATTTTGATAGACTGACAAGTTTTGCCGCGCCCAGCGCCAAACCAAAACCACCGACGACACCGATACCAATTAGTACAGGTGTGGACTCATACCAAGCCCTCGGAAGATAGTTTTTTCTCAAGAAATCAATTTGTTCTTGCTTGACGCCCAGGATAGCTTTATGCTTTTCTTCGGTGGCAGTGTACTTTGCATCAGCTAGTGCAAGTTTGCGCTTCGCTTCAGCTTCACACATGGCAACCGACGCCTTTGCTTTTGCTTCGCACACCTTCTTTGGGAGGTGTGTTTTCCTTTCTGCTTCAATCCTGCTAGTCAACTGCTTGTTCATCAGTGTTCCAGCAAACGGAGCTCGTTGACCCTTTTGTAAGTTGGAAACCTTGTCTCCAGGATTTGCAAATGCCGATCCCATCGCCATGAAGAAAACCAGAAGGAATGCAATGATACGTTTACTCGTCTTCTGCATCAACGACCTCCGCACCGAATGTATTGGCAAAACGACGGGTCAGTTTCTCGCCGGTCAGTTTTCCATTTTCCTGCTCACGTTCGACGGCTGTCTCCTTGGCATCCTCAAGATCTTTGATTTTGGTGCGTTCGATTTTTACCAGCTCTTCGCTATGAATCTTTTCAATGGCCTTTTCGTGTTGAGCGATGCTTACGTCATATTGTTTTTTGATTTCATCAACACGCTGGTTGGTCTCTATTTCGTTCGTTAGAACCTCGCGTTGCTCATGAGATATCAGCGCAAACCGAACCCACAAACCAATTGCCAGGGCAACCCCAATGAGTATCTGCCAGTATTTTGACACGAAATTTTTTGTTTTTGTCCACATGTTAGTCATCCTTGAAAAGTCCTTCATTACCGATTACATCGTAAAGGTTCTCAGCATATTTTTCTTCAAGCTTACCAACTTCTTTGTTATGTTTCGAGGCTTGAAGTTCGTCAAGCATCTTGATTGCATGAGGATGTCCTTCAACGATCAGTGATGCCATATATTCTAATGTCTCTTGAATTGAAAGTCCACGCGAGACCAATTCCTTTTTCAAGCCCATATGTGTTTTACCGAACATTGAGATGTGAACAGATTTCTTCCGACCGGCGTTGAGCATCGCCCTAACTTTAGAGTCCGCCTGCCGCTGAGCCACCGACCGCAATTGGGGCTTCTGGTACTTCTTCTTTTTCGGTTCCGCCGATTGTGCTTGTTTCAATGTCATATTCCTGTTCCAAAATATCGAAGAGTGCCTTTGATGTTTCTTCGCCATAGTGATTATTGACAAATGACCGAGCCTTGTTTAGGATTACCGACTCCCAGTCAATCAAGTTCTGATAATTTTTTACGAACCTGGCAACGTTTGCCGCGAAGCTTTGAAGGTCAATGTCGCTTCCTTCACCCTCATAAAGCATGCGAGACTCAGTAACCGGTGAATTTACTACGGATGATTTTCTGGCTTCTTCCTCAAAATCAATCATAAGAGCATCAAGTTCTTGATCAATCGAGTCGCTCATGCTGTATTCTTCTGCTGCAGAAACCTCGACCTCTGGCTCTTCAGGCGCTGGTTCTCCGCCGCCTTCGTCTCCACCCATACCGCCGCCGCCGCCGCCCATTCCGCCACCGCCGCCACCGCCG